TTGGCAACCCGTTCGAGCCTCGCTACGTCGATCGGAACGCTTGCCTCGGGCAACGTACGGATGCTTCCTCAGTCCGTACCCACTTGCAGTGCGTGCAGTAGTCACGTCGGGTCAGACAGAAACGGGTGCGCACATGGGCGACGATCGACATTCACGAGGGGAGCACCGCGGGGGAGCCACTCCGCGGTCGTCACGACAAGGCCGCAAGGCCCCAACTGAGGCGGTAACGCCAATGATCGAGAAGAATCGTTCCGAAGAAGCGTGGGTTCCGGTGCTGGACAAGCGTGGCGTCCCGCTGATGCCGTGCCATCCCGCGCGAGCGCGTCAGATGCTTCGTGCGGGGCGTGCCGTGGTGGCGCACCACACGCCGTTCGTGATCCGACTCAAGGATCGCGTGGGCGGCGACGTTCAACCCGTCCGCGTCTGCGAAGATCCCGGCAGCAAGACCACGGGCATCGCCGTGGTCCGCGAGATTCCCGCCGCCAGCGACGGCGATGGCCCGACCCGCGTCGTGCTGTTCAAGATGGAACTCGCGCACCGCGGCGCCGACGTCCACAAGCAGATGGGGCAACGTTCGGCGAACCGCAAGCGCCGTCGCAGCGCGAACACGCGCTACCGTGAGCGACGGTACAGCAACCGCGCATCGTCGCGCCGCAAGGGTCGCCTTGCACCTTCGCTGCGTACGCGCCTCGACACGACGCTTTCGTGGACGCGGCGCCTCATGCGCTGGTATCCCGTCGCCGCCGTGAGCGTCGAGCGCGTTCGCTTCGACACGCAACTCATGGAGAACCCGGAGATCAGCGGCGTGGAGTACCAGCAAGGCACCCTCGCCGGATACGAGACGCGCGAGTACGTTCTGGAGAAGTGGGGCCGCTCGTGCGCCTACTGCGACGCGGGGAACGTGCCGCTCAACCTCGATCACGTCGTCCCGCGAGTGAGCGGCGGGAGCAATCGTCCGAGTAACCTCGTGCCCGCGTGTGTGCCCTGCAACCAGAAGAAGGGCGCGCAATCACTGACGACGTTCCTCAAGCGCGACCCGAAGCGTGCGGCACGCATTCTCGCGGGGCTCAAGAAGCCCCTGCGGGACGCGGCGGCGATGAACTCGACGCGATGGGCGCTGGATCGTGAACTGCGGGCGCTCGGGGTGCCCGTCGAGGCAGCATCGGGCGGGCGAACGAAGTGGAACCGCCACCGCTTCAACGTTCCGAAGACGCACGCCAACGACGCCGTGTGCGTGGGAAACGTCGGCGGCGTGATCGGCGCCGACACGCAGACGCTATACGTGGAGTGCATGGGGCGCGGCACGTATCAACGCCAACACTCGAACGCCTATGGTTTCCCTCGTGGCGCTCCGAAGATGCGTGAGAAGCGCGTACGGGGCTTCGGCACGGGTGATATCGTGCGCGCCGTGATGCCGAAGGGAAAACACGCCGGTATGCACGTCGGACGTGCCGCAGTCCGCGCGAAAGGTCAATTCGCGGTCTATGCGCAGGGCAAGAGGATCGACGTGATTTGGAAACACTGCCGCGTGTTGCAGCGCGCCGATGGCTACCGCTACGCGTGGCGCGAGGAGAAAAACGATGCGGTTACTAACCGATAGGCGCTTCCCCACCGCCATGAATGGCTGTGCACCCGCGCTGGCAAGTCATGACGACCACCGCCGCGTGGTTGCAGACCGTCGTGCCGACCGTGCGGACGTACGCGAACGGGCGGCGGGCAATGAAGGGTAAACGACGATGAAATCGCGTAGGCACGAGGGCGCATTGAGCATCACGTCGCTTCGCGGGGCGAGAATCGCCGTCGATGTTCGCGATGGTCGCACGACCGTATCCGTCGGAGTTCCGCGTCACGGGTGCGCCAGCGTCGGCCACACAACGCTGCGCGACAACGCATGGGAGTCGCTGCGGGCACTCGCGCGATCATTGATCGCGGACGGCATCAAGGTGAAGTTCGGGCGCGAAGAAGCCACGGGGCAGCGCCGCGCGAACAGTCCCGAGTCGATCATCGTCGCAGCGGAACTCGATGCAGCGATCGTCGCGGAGCGACTCGCGGGTCGCTTCGATGCTGCGGTGGAGCGGGTGGCCCGCTCGATCGCAACGCCCATCCCGCGGGCGCAGTCGGTTCCGCTCGAAGAGGTTGTCGAGGAGGCGCGGAGGCAGGAGCAGTTCCAGTTGCCGCGACGCTTCGGGATGTACGAAGGTCGCCCACCGCAGACGCAGGAGTCGGCAGCGAAGATGGCGCGCGGAACCACGCGCATCATCGAACGCGACGGGCGCGAAGGCGGCGGCTACGTGCTCGTGAACGTGCCGATCGACTGGTTGCACACGTCATCGTCACACGTCGACCCCGACCGGCAATCGAGGCAGGGGACCATCGGCGGGACGGCGGACCCCGCGTTCTCGACGAGTTACTACGGGCACGCGAGCGGCATGAGCGCAAGCGACGCGGCAGGGCCGTGTCTCGGTCTGGAGAACGGCAACAACCGCGTGTTCTTCGCGCGAGCGCATGGGCGTTCCAGTTACCCGGTGTTCGTCGTGCGATCGGCGTGGGAGCGACTGGTGCGTGAGGTGCGGGACGCCCGACGTTCGGCGAGCGATGCGCCGTGCGAGACGCGCAAGTCGTCGCCGAACGGACGGCGGGCGATGAAGCGCCGCCGACGGCGCTAGGCCGCGACGACCTTCGCGTGCGTGAGCCCGTGCTCGATCGCCACCGCGGCGGTCATGCGGGCGCCGTTGAGCAGCGACGCGGGGAGCGTGCTCGGGGCGATCGGTTCGCCGGGGTGGAACGTGAACACGATCTCGTGCCCCTCGTCGGTGCCGAGGATGATAACCGCGAAGTCGACCGGCGTGGTGGCGGCGCCGGGAACGGTCGCCTCGACGTAGCCGGTGCGCTTCGCGTCGGCGAGCACGACCGTCGTGTCGGCGGGGAGCGACGCGAGCGCCACGATGCCCACGCGGCCCGCCATCGGAGCGCGGAACGCGGCGCAGCCCGCCATGATAGCGGGGTGCTCGTACGCCTCCCACGCGGCCGACTGGAGGGCGTGCAGAAGGGCGGCGGGGTCGCTGTAGTCGGCGAACACCGACCCGCAGGCGTCGGCGCCGCGGCACCGCTGCGCGAGGCAACGGGCGAGGTAGTCGGCGGGGGTGGCGAGGAGGGCGGCGGCGATGCGCGAGGCAGTCGAGGTGTGCATACCGCTTATACGCTCGGGGGCGGCGAGTTCTGACACGGGGGCGGTGATTTGTTTTCGACGCGGTGGCGTAAAGAACTGCGGGGCGGCGGGCGTATGAGGGTGCATGAACCCCGTAAACATCACCGTTTCCGACGTGAACGGCGTCGAGTCGCCGTACGAGTTCTGCTTCGCTGGCGGTCGCAAGGCCGTGGTTCCGCGCGAGGAACTCACCTCCGCGCTGGTAGCGCGCATCGACGCCGCGCTGGCGTTCGCGAAGTGGGAGGAGTACGCGGACGTGGGTGGCCCCGACGAGCCCGTGTTCGTCGAGCACTACGCGACGGTCTCGCTCGAAATGAGCGACGAAGAAGTGAGGTCGGTGTTCTCGCCGCCGCCGCCTCCGATCAGCGCGCAGCCCGCGACGTGCCGTGGCGAGATGATCTGCCGCGAGTTCTCGACGGGCGACGGCGACTGCTGCTGCGGGATGCGCTACCCCGGCGAGGGGTGAGCGTTGACGGGCGCGGCGCGGGCGTGTATTTGTGGCCCATGCCCACCCGCAAGCGAACGTCCATCCACAATCCAAAGCGTCTCACGCTGGCAGAGCAGTGGGATGCCTACGACGCTGCCGTCGCGGAAACTTACCGCAGAAACATTATCCAAATGCAGTGGGTCGATCAGGGCGAGAAGTGGGCGCGTGAGTTCGTGTCGAGGCCGTATGCGGCGAAGATGATGAGCGCCCCGTCGTTCGACCCCGAAGAAGAAGCCACGGAGTGGTGGATCGAGGCAGCGACGGAAGAAGAGGTAAAGGATAGCCTCGGATTTATGGGGGTGCAGGTCGGTTTCGCTGATGAACTGGAGCGTCTCACGGGCCGCAAGTTCTTGCGTTCCAGTACGTCACGCGAGCAGTGGAACATCCCGTTTCATGAGGTCCAGAAGATGTTCAAGCGACCGCGCGGGGCGAGGCCGAACTACTGAGTCGGCACGCCTCGCGGGAACCTCTCGCACGTCGAGGGTGAGCGCGAAGTTGAGCCAGCGGCAGCATCCACCGCACACGAAGGAAACGTCAATGCCCGCCAGCAAGCGTCGCTCGCTCCGCAACCCGCCGTCGAAACGTCCGTCGCTCGCGGAGCAGTGGGACGAGTACGACGCCATCGTGCACCGCATCTTCCACGAACACGGTCAAGAGTTGTGGTGGATCGACGAGGGCAAGGCGTGGGCGCAGCGGTTCGTGACGAACCCGGTGGCGATGGCCCGACTTGACCGTGGGAAGTTCGACCCGGAGGAGTACGCTGCGGACCGATGGACGGACACGGCGTCGGAGGCGGAGGCGCGCGACTCGATCGGACACATGGGCGCGATGATCGGGTTCACCACTGAACTGGAGCGCCTCACCGGGCACAAGTTCCACCGCTTCAACACCGCGGATGCCGCCGACTACATCAAGACGTGGAGCGTGCCGATGGCGCAGATCCAGAAGTCGGTCAAGAAGCCGCGCGGTCCGCGACCGTAACGTTCCGCGGCAAACGACGCCGAACGAGAACGTCGCGTTTTCCTCCCCATCGCGCCGCGCATGGTGTAACGTGAGGGCGCGATGACCATTTTTCTCGACCACCACTCGACCACCCCTCCCTCCGAAGCCGTGATCGACGCCGTGGTGCGGGCGATGCGCGTCGCTGGCAACGCCTCGTCGTCGCACGAGGGTGGGAAGGCGGCGTCGAAGATCGTCGAGGATGCCCGCCGCTGCGTCGCCGAGACGATGGGCGGCGTCGATCCGGCAGACATCTACTTCACTTCGGGCGCTACAGAATCGAACGGCATCGTACTCAGGTCAATCGTCGATGGCGAGAACGAGCGCGGGCGGCGCCCTCACATCGTCACTTCTGCGATCGAGCACAGCGCCATTCTCGTGCCCCTGCGTCAACTCGCGAAGCGCGGGCAATGCACGTTCACGGCAGTCCCCGTGGGCGCGTCGGGCATCGTGAACCCCGCCGACGTGGCCCGTGCGATCCGCCCCGACACGGTGCTCGTTTCCGTGATGGGCGCGCAGAATGAACTCGGCGGTATCCAGCCGATCGAAGAAATCGCAGCGGTCGCGCACGCTTACGGCGTGCCGATGCACTCCGATCTATGCCAGTCGTTCGGCAAGATTCCGCTGCGCGGCTTCGACTTCGCGAGCGCGAGCGCGCACAAGCTCAACGGACCTACCGGCGTGGGCTGCGTTCTGATTCCGCAACGTTTACTCGCGCGTATGTCGGTGCCTGCGCTCGGTGGCTCGCAGCAAAACGGCGTGCGCGGCGGCACGCTGAACCTGCACGGCATCGCCGGTTTCGGCGCCGCGTGCCGCGAAATGCGAACGTGGAACGTGGGGCCGCAGAACGTCGGCGGGCTCGCGGGTGAGGCGCTGCGACTCTGCCGCCTGCGCGACCTTATGCTCCGACTCCTGCGCGAGTCGCTCGGCGACGAAATCGTTCAGGTGAACGGCGCGATCGACGCTCCGATCGGTTCGCCGCAAGCGACGAACGATCCGGCGCGACGACTGCGACTCCCGCACTCGCTCTCGGTTCGTCTCGTGGGCGTGTGCCCGATTTCGCTCGACGCCGCGGTGCGGAGCAAGATCGACGTGTCGGCGGCGGCGGCGTGCAAGTCGCTCGGCGGCGAGCGGAGTCACGTTCTCGAAGCGATGGGCATTCCCGACGATGGCGCGGTAGTTCGCATCGGCCTCGGCAAGTGCAACAACGAAGAGAACGTTCGCATGGCGGCGAAGGTGATTGCCGACGCGGCGATGCCGCTCGTGGGCGTAGGGTGCGACGTTCCCGCGGGCTGCGACGGCGGCGTGTGTCCGGCGCGGCGGTAGGCTAGCGCGAGGAGCGACGGGCGCGGCGCGCGGGGGCGTCGGCCACCGCATCCTCGACGCTCTCGCCCATTTCCATAAGCCTTCGCGCGCACGCGAACGAGAAGGCGGTCTCCGCTTCGAGACCCTCCTGAATCCACGCCTTGCCGATGTAGGCACGCTCCTCGGCGCTGCACCCACCGATCACGGCGCCGAAACACCGCTCGGTATGCAGGATCGCGATGGCCGTTGTCGCCGTCGAATAGGCGGTGAGAAGCGCCACGAGGGCGCCGCCCGCGGCGGGAACCTCGTCGAGCACGATGCCGGGGATCGCCTCACCGTAGATCCTCGCCACGTCCGCCCACTGGCGCTTGCCCGCGTCGACCGCTTGCCCCGCTCGGTACACGAAAACATGAAGCGGGTTCTCTCGCATGATGGCGACGAACTCGGGGTCGGGAGCGGTGCGGGCGGTGTTCTTCATGGTGAACCTTCTACGGCGGTGGCGACCCGATTCTTGCGCGGCCACACTGATTTCTCCTGCACGCACCGTGCGGCGGTAGGTTACCCGATCACCGCGTCGAGCGCGTCGACTCCGCTCTTGATCCGCGCCTCGATCGCACACACCGATGCGCCCTTGGTGGCGACGGTGAGTTCCGTGGCCTCGCACGGGTCGGCAACGTACTCCGCGATTGCGCTGCGGAGGCACCGACGCGCGGTTTCGAGTTGCGCGCGGAGCGTGCGGAGGTTCTGGCGAGCGGCTTCGAGTTGATTGCTGAATTGGTCTCGCATGGTCCCCCTTCTACGTCGCCAGCACGACGGACCTTACGCCGCGTCGCCGATTCCTCTCGCGCGCCGCGCAGCAAGCGGTGCGGCGGAAACCGACGGTGCGACGTAAGAACTCCGCGGCGCGAGGCGTAAGAGTGGGCACCATGAACACGAACCCGATGGTTTCCGCAGTGTCCCGCTACGAAGATGCCGCCCGCGCCGCCGATGCCGCGCTCAACGCGATGTTCACGGCGTTCGGCATCGTCGGTCGCAAGGTCGTGTCCGTCGGTGGTGCGTACATCCCCGGCACCGAAGTCGGCGTGCGTGAGGCGAACGTCCTTCGCGGTCAACCGTGGAGCGTCCGCAAGGCCGACGGGTGCCTCGCCCGCCTGTACGTCGGCGCGGGCGAAGCGGAGGTGTGCGTCGGCACCGTCGAGTCGGCGCGGTTGCGCGACGAGTTCGGGCACGTTGGCATCGTGGTCGACGTGACGCAGTGCATGGAGCACTGGAACGAGTTCGTGCTCGTGGTGCTCACGGGGATGCTTGAGCAGAAGTAGTCCGTCGCGAGAAGCGCGCCGTTCGCTATTGCAATCGCCCGCATAATCGGGCACCGTCGGCAGGGAACACTCGGAGAAAATCACAATGGCAACCACACGCAAGTCCCCCAAGCGCGCCGCTGCTCGCAAGCCCGCCGCGAAGCGCCGCGCCGTGCGAAACCCCGTCGCCCGCGGCCTCGGCCCGGTCGATCGCGCGCTCAAGAAGATCGAGCGCGAAGTCGGCGAGTACGCCGGTTCCGACGCCGCGCAGAAGGCGATGGAGGCGCTCATCCTCGCCGTCCCGCTCAAGGGAAACATCGGCGAGTGGAAGAAGCAGATCAAGGACGCCATCATCGCCGATCGTGGCGAGAGCGACCGCAAGTACGTCACGGAGGCGATGCGCTCCGGCAAACCCGGTGTCTTCGTTCGGGCGACGAACCTCGTCGACTACTGGCAGTTCGAGGGCGACCTCATTCTGATCCACGGAGGCAAGTTCGGCGGCACCGAGAGCACGGGAGAAGTGGTCGTTCTCACGAAGGATCAACTCGTGCTCAGCAAGGCCGTCGCCGTGGACGGGAACATGGAGCACTACCCCGTCGAGAAGGCCGCGAAGGCGATCATCGAGGCGTACGGCTTCGGGAGTACCACGCGCGACCCGTGGTTCGAGGCGCCGAGCGCGCGCAACCGTCGGTACTGAGAACGTCGAGCGAGAACACGAACATGGAAACCGAACGAGAGTACGCCGCGCGCGAGAAGCGCATGTTTCGTGCGCAGATCGCCGACACGGAGAAGCAGCCCCTCCGCGACCGTCAAGAGGCGCGCAGCGAGTTCCGCGAGGTGATGGCGCAGCACCCCGATCGCGTCGCCGAACGCATCGCGTGGATTCTCGAAGGGAACTACGGCTTCGGGGCCTACACCGAGGCCCGCGAAGTGGTCGTGAACAAGCGCATGAACCGCGCTGCGTGGTTCGTGTCGATGGTCGGCGCGCTCGACCACTCGTGCCCGCCCGAGTTCACGATGGGCGCGTGGAAGACGCTCACCGCCGCGCAGAAGAAGAACCTCGACGTCGCCGTGATGGCCGTGATCGAGGAGTACGCGAAGCAACTCGCCCCGGCGCGCAAGCCCGCCGCGAAGCGCAAGGCGTCGCGCAACGGCGCGAAGCGCGGCAAGATGATGAGCAAGGCCGAAGTGAACCGATCGTTCCGCGAGAACGTGCTCCCGCACCTTCGCCACACGGATCGCGTCTCGGTGCGTACGGCGTGGCTCGACTACACCGACGAACTGAACCGCGACGGTCGCATCTCGGATCACGCGCGGAACAACTGGGTCAATCCCTACCGCTGAATCCCGCCGCCCGTCGCTTCGTCACACGGAGCATGAACTGCACCCGCCGCCGTCTCCAGAAACACCGTCGCGCCGCCATCCGCACGCCCGCGTGGCGGAGCAACGGCACTTCGCACGTTTTCCGCTGGTCCCGTGCGCTCGACCTGATCGAGTGCGCCGCGGTGCTCGACGGCGTGCGTGGCGAACCGCTGGCGCTCGGCGCGGGCGAACTCGCATCGTTCGTCGGGCGCACCGCGGAGGCCACGGCGTGCCTCGCAGGGGCGCCGCCGTGGTTCGTCGCTGCGGTCGCCCGCCGCGCCGTGCGACTGCGCCTCGCGGACGAACTGGACGCCTTGCTGGCGTGGTGAAACGTTGCGACTGCGGGCGATCCCGTAGTACGGTGCCACGCATGGCAACCACGAAAACAGAAGCCGCGCGCTACGTCGCGCGAGCGATCGGCGACGGCATCGTTCCCCTCACCGACGACGTGACCGTCGGCGCTGGCGACCTCACGGGCACGCGCCTGTTCGCCGTCTACGTCGATCGTGGGCGCAACAAGGGCCGCTACGACTTCTTGACGGTTCACGCCGCCGCGAGAGCGTTCGTCGATTTCGTCGGGGCCGACGAGGCGGTTGCCGCGGTCGATCGCGCCTACCTCCGCCGCGACGGCGAAGTGCCCGCCCGTGTGTCGGCGACGGCCCGCTACGACGACGTTCTCGCGCAGGCGGGCGTTCGCCCCGGCGCTCGCGTCGTGGTGGTGAAGGGCTCGCGCGGCATCGGGATCGACAAGGGCGTGACGCTCGCGATCGAGAACACGACGGTGTTGCCCGAGTCGAGCATGGCGGTCGCGGTGCGATTCATGGCGATGAACGGGAGCGCGTCGGGCCAGAAGCGGGTGCTGTACGCGCGCCACCCGAACCGACTCAGCGACGCCGACGTGAGCCTCGCGAGCGGCAACGGCGCCGACAAGATCGTCGTGCGCGTGTCGCGCCCGTCGACTCGCAACGGTCGCTGCCGGTAGCTCCGACGAGAAAATCGACGCGGCGGTGATAGGTTCGGCGCCGACCCGACGTACAAGCGGCATGAGCAGCAACGAAGTTTCGGTTCGCATTTTCGTCGAAGTAGTCAACGGCACGATCGGCACCGGGCGGTACGAGTCGTACGGGCGCACTTCGACGGCGGTCCCGCCCGCCATCGGCGACTCCGTGGTGCTCGAAGACGGACTCAAGCGCCGCGTGGTCGACCGCGTGTGGTCGTGCCCCGATATCTTCCGGGGCGTCACGCTTTACCTCGACGACCCGCGCATCACGGAGCGGCACGCCTAGCGGGAGCGAGAAATCGCCGCAGCGCCGCAAGAACACCCGCCCACCGCACGCAGAAGGCACACCATGATCGACACGAAACCGTTTCTGTTCGACACGAGTAAAGACATCAAGAACCACACCGCGGTGAGTGTGTGGCTTCTCTCGGGCCGCAAGATCCGGGTGACCACTTCGCGGTGGGAGAACTTCGGCAACGAGCCCGACGACGTTAGCGCGAAAACCGAGCACTTCCACGACGGCCAGTGGCGCGAGGTGCTCCCGTGGCACCGCATCGAGGCCACGGGCGAGAACGAGACCCCCGCCGCGCACCTCGCCCTCGCAGCGCGCACGATCGAGTTTCTCGATGCGTGACGCGACCGACACCACCGACACCGCCACGCGCTACCGCATCACGATCGCGGGAGTGAGCGACGACTACAAGGTCACCGCCGTGCTCGCGCTTCGCAAGCACTTCGGTCTCGGGTTGACCGATGCCCTCACGATGCTCCGCGAGGGCCGCGTCGGCGACTCGCGCATCGCGTTCCAGTTCTCGCGCGACGACGCCGAAGCGATGGCGCAGGCGCTCAACTCGATCTTCGCCGCTCACCGCGGCACCGGGCAACCGTTCCGCACCTCGGAGGCACCGTGAGACACACGATCGACGTTCTCGCAGAACTCGCGAAACTCAACGCCGCCACGCACGCTGCCCGCAAGGAGTCGGAGCGCATCGAGGCCGTGCTCAACGCTACGGCGAGGAGCATCGCCGACGCTGCGCGCACGGGCAAGGCGATCGACCCGCAAGACCTTCGGCGCGCGAGCGAGTACGGTGCCGAGAAGGCTCGCAACGACCGCGTAGTCGCCGCAGCGAAGGCTCAGGACACCGCGCGTCGGGCGCCGCTCGTTCGCGAACTGCGCGGCGTGACGGACGACCCCGCGAGCACGTACGCTGCGATCGTTGCGACGCTCACGGAACGGTACGGCGCCCCGAGCGCCGAGCCGTACCTCTCGGGCAAGGACCGCTGCGGGTGGGAGGTTCTCACGCATACGACGAAGGCGCCGCGGTGGCGCATCGGTCGCGCGACGTTCATCGTGTCGATCGACGAGCGCGGTGTGGGCGTGTACGCGACAGGCGACCACGATCACTTCGGCCCGACCCGAAGCGTGAGGTTCATCGTTCGCCCGAACGCTGAACTGGCGCGTCGCATCGTCACTGGCGAAGTCTCGTTCTCGTCCGTCGCATCGGTGGGCGAAGTGCAGATGCGTTACGGCTACTGCGCGCCATTGCTCGCGCCCGTCGCCGTTGCGCTCGACGTGATCGATCACTGCGTCCGGTACTCCCGCAACGAAGAGTGCGCGTTCCTCGATGCGCAGGCCATCGCAGATTTCGCTGAATACAGGCGCCGCTACAACGTCGGATGGGGATGATCCCCACCGTCACACAACTCCTCGCGCTCGCCCCCGACGGCAACGTCACCCTCCGGGTGGTGAGGCGCGAGCACGTCGGCCCCTCGCCGCACGTCGAGGTGACCGCCGAGGTGGTCTCCGTGAAGCGCGGCATCGTCGTGTGGCGCGACGACGACGGGCGCACGATCACGCCGCGTGACTCGTGGCTGTTCGAGACGCTCCGCGGTGCCCCCGTCGGGACTCCCGCCGCCACGGTCGCGGAGAAGGCCCGCGAGGCGCGGGAGAGCGCCACCGTCGGGCCGTTCGTGATCGAGTCGAGCCTCACGTCGCGCAAGGTGACGCTGCGCCACGCACACGGCGGGCTCGTGCCGACGGGCGACGGGCGCACCGAAACGGAGGTGTCGTTCGCGGACTTCACCGCAGCGCGAGAGCACGCGAAGGCTTGCCTCGACGCGCTCCTCGCGGGGCGGGTGCATCCGTGATCGTTGTCTCGCTCGAACGTGCGGCGACGAAGTGCCTCTACGCGATCGACGGCGCGTTCTTCGCGCTGGCAGCGTCGCGTCTCGACCCGATGGCCTTGTGCTGTTTTCTTCTCACCACCGCCGTGCTAATCGGCATCGAAAACGAGGAATCGTAATGCGTCACGTTCTCACAGCACTCGCGACCGCCGACGCGCTCGGCAAGCCCTTCGAGCAATCGCGCGACGACCGCGCCCGCTACTCGTGGTGCCACGACCCCGACAACACGTTTCTCGCGTGCGACGACGGCGGGCGCCAGTTCGGCCTCGGACCCGACGGCGAGAAGGCGGGGGCGTTCACGGACGACACGCAGATGGCGGTCGCCCTCGCGCAGTCGCTCCTCGCGTGCGGCGGCTTCGATGCCGAACACGCGCGAGGTGAGTACACCGAGTGGTATCGCGGCGCGGGCTTCGGCGGGCGCGCTCGCGGAACGGGCGGCACGATCCGCACTGCGCTCGAAACGGGTGCCCCCGTCGACCTTCGCGCGGGAGGCCAGTACGTCGGCAACGGCGCGGCGATGCGTGAAAAGACAAAAAACGAGACATTGCTGGATGGAATCGCGCTATAGTGTCGCGAGACATGCACCACGACGCTCCTATTCGCGTCGCTCCCATCGGCGTGTAATCGACCTCCGCCTTCGGGCGGAGGCTTTCTAAGGAGACTGAGAAAGCCCATGTTTACCAGTGTTAGCGAGGGTAGGGTTGGCAACCCGTTCGAGCCTCGCTACGTCGATCGGAACGCTTGCCTCGGGCAACGTACGGATGCTTCCTCAGTCCGTACCCACTTGCAGTGCGTGCAGTAGTCACGTCGGGTCAGACAGAAACGGGTACGCACATGGGCGACGATCGACATTCACGAGGGGAGCGAACCGCGGTGCCTCGCGGTTCCGTCACGACAAGGCCGCAAGGCCCCAACTGAGGCGGTAACGCCAATGATCGAGAAGAATCGTTCCGAAGAAGCGTGGGTTCCGGTACTGGACAAGCGCGGCGTTCCGCTGATGCCGTGCCATCCCGCGCGAGCACGCCAGTTGCTCCGTGCGGGGCGTGCGGTGGTGGCGCATCACACGCCGTTCGTGATCCGTCTCAAGGATCGTGTCGGTGGTGACGTGCAACCCGTCCGGGTCTGCGAAGATCCCGGCAGCAAGACGACGGGCATCGCCGTCGTCCGCGAGGTTCCCGCCGCCAGCGAAGGCGACGGCCCGACGCGCGTCGTCCTGTTCAAGATGGAACTCACGCACCGCGGCGACGTTATCCGCGGGCAGATGGAGAGGCGATCGTCTAGCAGAAGGCGCCGTCGCCTAGCAAACCTTCGCTACCGACCGGCGCGTTTCAGCAATCGCCGACCCGCGAAGGGCACGCTGCGACCGTCTCTCAACCACCGCGTCGAAACGACGCTCTCATGGACTCGTCGTCTCATGCGCTGGTATCCCGTCGCCGCCGTGAGCGTGGAGCGGGTGCGTTTCGACACGCAGTTGATGCAGAACCCGGAGATCAGCGGCGTGGAATACCGGCAAGGCACGCTCGCAGGTTACGAGACTCGGGAGTGGGTGTTGGAGAAGTGGGGTCGCTCGTGCGCCTACTGCGACGCCGAGAACGTGGCGCTGAACCTCGATCACGTCGTGCCGCGGGTGAGCGGCGGAAGCAGTCGCCCGAGCAACCTCGTGCCCGCCTGCGTTCCCTGCAACCAGCGCAAGGGCGCGCAACCACTGGCGGTGTTTCTCCAACGTGACCCGAAACGCGCGGCGCGCATTCTCGCAGGACTCAAGGAGTCGCTGCGCGACGCGGCGGCGGTGAACTCGACCCGATGGGCGCTCGATCGCGCGCTGCGGTCTCTCGGGGTGCCCGTCGAGGCGTCAAGTGGCGGGCGAACGAAGTGGAACCGCCACCGTTTCAACGTTCCGAAGACGCACGCCAACGACGCCGTGTGCGCGGGTAACGTCGGCGGTGTGATTGGTGCCGACACGCAAACGCTCTACGTTTACAGCACGGGGCGCGGCACGTACCAACGGCAACACTCGGACGCCTACGGTTTCCCTCGCGGCGTTCCGAAGATGCGCGAGAAGTCCGTGCGTGGATTCCGCACTGGCGATATGGTCCGTGCTACACCGCCGCGAGGCAAGTACGCTGGAACGTACGTCGGGCGCGTTGCCGTGCGGGCGAATGGTCAATTCGCCATTTGCGCTAAAGACAAGAGGATCGACGTGATTTGGAAACACTGCGGCGTGTTGCAACGCGCCGACGGATACCGATATGCGTGGCAAGAGGAGAAGCGCGATGCCGTCGCGGTCCGAAAATCCGCTCCCCTTCCGCCGTGAATAGCGGCGCAACCGCTCGGGCAAATCGTGACTACCGCCCAATGGCGGAACCGCAAGTGAGCGGGCAACTCACCGACCGCGAGGCTTCGGCGCTGGCCGAAGCGAGGCGCCTTCTCGCCGCTGCGGAGGCCGAAATGCGTTACGGCGCGGGGTGCCGCGCGGCGGCTCTCCCGATGCTCTACGACGCCCTCGCCGCCGTCGCGGCGCTGGTGTCGGCGACCGCGACGGAACTCGAACGATCGCGGGCGCGCGGCGAGTGAGAACGATTAGTTCCACCACGTTCGGAGAGTATTTCGCCGACGCTCCGCCGTCTCTCGCGACGGAGCGACTGCGACGCGTCGTGTTATCGGGCAACCCTCCGCATTCTGAGTACGAGTACGGGTGGATGGCAGACCGCTTCGGTCGGCACACCGCCGATGCCGAGAAGTCGTGGCTTCGAGCGAACGGTTTCCGGTTCAACGGCGGCAAGTGGTGGCGGAGCGATGGGTGAGAAGGCGCAGCAACAACGAAGTTGTGCCGCCCCGCGCTCTCCGGTATGATCCTACCCCATGAGCAAGAAAAGCAAGACGCGAGTCCGACGTTCGGTTCGCAACTCCGGCGAGATCACCATCTATCTCAAGTCGTCGGACGGGTACAGTGCGACGCGACACTTCAAGACCCTCGCTGGCGCACGCAAGTTTGCGCGCAAGACGATGGGTGAGCGTTACAAAATCGGATCGTGGTACGCCGTATCCGGCGGCGGTACGATGCGTATGACGTCCGTAGGCGCGTCGCCCGAATCGCTTCTCGCGCCCGAGCCGAAGGCCGCTCCGACCGCGTGTGAGTGCGACGCAGGCTACAACGAAGACACCGGGCACTGGGCAGGCCCGTGCGACTACTGCCGTTCGCCCGCGGGGCTCGCCGCGAAGGCGAAGCAGGAGGCGAAGGCGAAGCTCGACGACGAGAAGTTCATCGAGCTCCGCGCGCTCGCCCGAAAACTCGGGAACGATCGGTACGGCAACGTGGCTCGCGTAAGCGGAACGGCGCACCATTCCCGCGGGCTGCGGTGGGATGAAGTACACCCGAAGGACCGCAAGGCCATCGAAGCGGCGGCGAAGCGCATGAAGCTCGACATCAAGCACCGCGAGTACAGTCTCGCGCTCGCCTACGATTTCGACCCCGGATTCTGAACCACTGAATCCACGGCGTCGGCGCGGCCTAGAGGGCGCGGCCCTCGTACGGGTCGATGCGGTTCGCTTCGGCGAAGGCGCGAACGTCGCGCCGAAGTTGCTTGCGCGCGGCTTCAACCGACGCCTTCGTGCGACCGAGCGAGACCTTCTTCGTGCCCGTGATGTGCGCGAACATTTCGGCGCTGCGACTCACGGCCTCGCGAGGATCATCGTCGGGGTCGAGCAGCGGCGTGTAAACGCTCTGCACGTCGTATGCAATCCGCTGGCGGTCTACGCGAACGAGGCGAGGCTTCATCGCGAAGAACTCCGCCTCGTCGTGGATGCCCACCGGCCCCGCGCCTGTCTGCGGCGTAGCGCCAGCACGATCGAGCACGAACGCCGCCCCGCGATACCCCAACCTCAGTACGAAAACGCCATCGACGAAGTTGTCGAAACTGTACTCGGCGCCGATGATGAACGGGGCTCGCACCGGGCGCATCCCGTCGGGGTAGAGAATCGTCGGCTCCGGGTTGAGGAGCGAACGTCGGCGAGCGGGCTTGCGGGTGAGCATCGTGCGACTCTACGCGAGCACGCCGCGCACGGGCAAGCGCCGCGAATCCCCGCCACGCGCTCCCCGCGTAGCGACGTTTTCGCCGTTGACACCCCCCCCCCTCCCGTGCTCCGATGCGGGTATGTTCACACGAGCGATTTGCACGGTCGACTTCACGTTCGAGCAAGACAACTTCGACGACGACGCCAAGGGTGATCGCGACGCCGACGCGAAGAAGTTCGCGAAGGGGCTGCTCAAGAAGTACAAGCGTCCGCACATGGACGACCTCACGAGCATGGTGATGGCGCTCGAACAGAAGGCGTCCGAAGCGGTCGCGAAGAAGGCGAAGGTCCGGCAGATCAACGGCGGCTCGTACGACGGCGGAGACGTGCTCTCCGTGCCGTACTCCGTCGAGAGCGTGGCCGACGTGCAGCGCCTCCGCGACGTGTTCGACAGCGAAGGTCGCAGCTACGACGAAGCGCCCTACATCACCGCGAGCGGCATGATCCTCTGGCTCGACGGCTACAACGGCAAGGCGTACGGACTCAGTTCGTCCGTTCGCAACGACTCGGACCTCGACGAGTGGCTCGAAGCGAACACGCCCAAGAAGCGCGTCGCCCGCAAGCCCAAGAAGTCGCGCCGCTGAATCCCCGCCCCGTCACTCGCGTCTACTCGGAGTGACCGTCTCCCTCCCCACCGCCCACGCGGTCGCCCTCGCGCTCTCGGCGCTGTTCCCCTCCGTCGCCCGCACGCTGCACGACCCGCTGGCCCGCGACACGTTCGTCGTGCGCGCGAAGATGGTCGACTACGCTTGCTCCGACGCGGGCGTCACACGTTGCGCCACGCTGCACGCGATCGTGTTCGTCGAGTCGGGCTACCGGCTACGCAACGCGCGGGCTTCGCTGGCGGCGTGCAACCCGTACGGCACCGACGACTGGCAACAGGCGACGTGCGCCGCCCGGTCGCTCGCGTCGGCCCTGCGCCGTTGTCGCGCTACACCGCGGGCGTTGAATCGTTACCAGTTCGGTGAATGCGCGGTGCCTCGCGGGCGTAGATATCGTAGAGCGCGCCTACGTTCGGCGATCTACGTTCGCAGCGTGACGCGCATCGCAACAGCAATCGAGAGGCAACTTGAACAAGTACGACATTAGCCTTCTGGCCGTGATGCTTGCAGCGGTGGCGGCGGTGTACGCGGTATGGCGGGCGCGGCAACGACGCGCGAAGGCCACTGCGCGCCCCACGGCGGCGCTCCCGAGCCTCGACGCGACCACGGCGACGGAGCCCTCCGTGCCGCCACCGCAGCGGGCGCTCACCGTCCGCGAGCGACGGCGCGAGGAGATCGTGACGCTCGCGCAGGCCGACCGATGCCTGTACTGCTCCGCGGAACCGACCGCGCCGCTCCCTTACGCGCAATTCACCCGTCCGTCGGTCGACGTGACGGCGCTCCTCACGGGCGACCTCCCGAAGCACTGGCGGGTGCATAACCCGACGGAACTCGATGCGATCCCGCTTGTCTGCGACGCCCACGCCACGATCGCACGTTCGGCAGTGGAACTGCGCGCCGCGAAGGCGCACGCCGCCTACGCCGAGTTCGTGAGCGCGCAGAAGGAGGAAATGCACGAGTTCACGGCGCACGGGCTCGACGAACAGATGCGAGCGGAGGCCGATCGTGTCCGCAAGGGCGTGGCCCGCGGAGGGGCGTCGTGAGACACGCATGGAAACGCTCCGGTGGCGTGTGGCAATGCGCGAACTGCGCGCTGGCACGGTGGGCGGAGCGCCTCGACAACGGGCGCAAGTACCGCACGTTCAACGTCTACTCGCGCGACGCAGTAACGCGATTCAGCGCCGACGATCAACCCGTGCCGCCGTGCGAACCGGCGACGCTCTCGTCGTGCGTGCTGATCGAGCGCAACGGACGTTTCGCGACCATCAAGTCGCGCAAGCACAACGGGCAACCGGAACTCCTCGGCGGCAAGGCCGAACCCGGCGAGTCGCCCGAAGAGACGGCGGTGCGAGAGGCACGCGAAGAGGGCGGCGTCGAGGCGATCAACCTGCGCCTCGTGCTCGTGGCGAGCATCGGCGGGCACCGCTGCTCGGTGTTCGCTGCGGAGGTCGCCAGCGGCGCACGACTGCGTGGCGGCGCCGAAGGCGAGGCCGTGTGGAGCACGCGCGAGCAACTGCTCACGGAGGGCACGTACCGCGCCGACTTCCCGGCGATCGTCGAAGCGTACGATCGGGTGACTCGCGCGCCGCGATAATCGGTGTTATCGTGGTCGCCATTATGAGACAACTGCGACTGCCCGTCGCGCCCGCTCCGAGAATCGTCCGCGAGACAAACGCCGTCGCGCTCACGGGGGTGGGTCGCGTGCGCACGAACAACGAAGACTGCGTGGGCATCCGCGAAGAGCTTCTCGTTCTCTCCGACGGCATGGGCGGGCACGCTCACGGCGAAGTCGCCTCCGAGGCGGCGGTGCGAACGTTCCTCGACTACGCGAAGCGCGTGCGGTCGCAACGTGCGGAGGGCGTGCTCGAAGAGGCGTTCCGACTCGCGCAGCGCACGGTGGCGCTCGTGCCCGATGATGCGGGCTGCACGCTCGTGGCGGTGCGCGTCGAAGAGCGATGCGTCGTCGTGGGTCACACGGGCGACTCGCGGGCGTACCTTCTGCGGCGCGGAAACGCGATCTCACTCACGCGCGACCACGCGGTGCAGAGCATGCTCACGCGATGCCTCGGTGGCGGTTGTCGCGTCGCGTGGGAACCGACGATCGCGCGCATCGCCACGCTCCCCGGTGACGCCGTGATGCTATGCTCCGACGGGCTGCACGGCATGATCGACGACGAAACGATCGCGTCGCTGTGGGATGCGTCGGGCGGCGATATCGAACGTTTCGCCGTCGATGCGCACAACGAAGCGATGGCGATGGGCGGCGACGACAACTGCTCGATCGTCGTGGCGAGGTGCCGGTGAGCCTCGCGCTGCGAGTGACGATGGCGGTGTTCCGCGAGGGGTGGCGCCCGTGCGACGCGCGATGCGAGCGGTGGCGCAACTGCGTTTCGGGCGCCGTCGGTACGCGGGCCGACGTGCTCCGGTGCGGGCTCGCGCTGCTAACGGCGGGCGGAGAGAATCGCACGGCGTCGTGAATAATCGCGGGGCGCGGGCCGTCGCAAGGGCGTGACAAGCAAGCCCTTCAACACGATCCCTCCGCTGGATCGAAAACTCGTGACCATCCCGGTGTACGGTGCTCCGTCGCAACCGCGTCAACCGCCGTTCGTGCGCCACGTCGAGCCTCTCTCGCCGACTGCCGCGCAGGCCGTCCGCGAGCAAGTCGAGCGCCTCGTCGCGCTGCGCCTCTCGCCGACGATCACGTCGCCCGCCGACCGGGCGGAACTCGACTCGATCATCGGCGCCCTCACGGTGGCGGTGGCCTCGTGAGCGATCGGACGATAACGCCGCCGAAGGCCGAGTCGTACTACGACGCTCACGCGCTCGTCGCGTTTCTCGAACGCCGACGCGGTGCCGAAGCAGGATCGTTACTCGACGAGTCTCTGCGAGAAGTGCTCAAGCACTACGGCGCGAAGAACAGGGAGCTCGTCCGTCTCGATCGCAAGTACCGCAAGGAAAACGAAGACGACTTCTTGAGCCCTTACGACGGCCCGCTTCTCAACGAACTGCACGACGTTCTCAGCGACGCCTTTTGCGTCCACGTTTACTGGTGAGCACGATGAACATCGCATTCAAGTGGCGGAGCAACGCCGAAGGCGAGCGCGACGGCGGGAGCATCACCCTGCGCGTCGGCGCGGCGTCGGTCTGCGCGACGATCGTTCGCCCCGCCGTGGGGCGCGAGGTGATGCGCGGCGCGTCGTTTCTGGAGTACCTGCGCGGGCGAGGCTTCACGGCGACGTTGGCCCCCGCGCCGCGTCTCGGCGTCGCGCTCGCGGGCGCGATCGGTCCCGCGCAGTTCGTCGAAGGCTGGCGATGGCGCAAGAACCCGGAGAACGTCCGCAACGCGCGCGAAACGTCGCTCTGGTTCACGCGCGATATGGTCGGGTGGCGCTGGCGTGCGGAGCCTCGCGAGCGGAGCCTGTACCAGCGCAACACGCCGACCGACGGGTTTGCAACGTGGGCACGGGTGATCCTCGGGGAGCGCGACGTTCGCGAGGTGCATCGTTTCACGCGAGACGTGGTGGTGCCGATGCCCGAAGGCGACTATGCCGCGACGGCAACGACGATCGTCACCGAAGAGGTGCGGGCGCGTGTGCCCGCGTGGTTGCGGGAACTCGCGCCGCAGTTCACTCGCACGACGACGGTCACGACGGAGCGCGTGATCGAAGCGCCGATCGGCATGTTCCGGTCGCACACGATCGACGGCGACGATCCCGAAGCGGCGGCGCGGGCGTTCGCCGAACGTGTCGAGGCGAGGCGCGCGGAGCGCTCCGGGTGGGCACTCCCGCTGCGCATGCGGGCGTCGGGCGACGACGTGTGGGAGGCGTACCATCACGCGAGCGGCGAGTGGCGCTCGTGGGGCACTGCGAAGCGCGAGGCGCTCCCGAAGGAGGCGCGCGTCGAGGAGTGCCGCCCGTGCTCCGACGAAGCGATCGCGCGGGTGCTCACGCCTAAGACGTACGGCGTCGAGGTTGGCGAAATGCGCAAGCGTCTCGGGCGCGAGGCGCTGGAGCACGTCGCGGAACTCGCGGAGGGCCTCGTGTCCGCGAACGAAGTGACGCGCCACGCCGCGCAAGTCGAGGTGGCCCGCGCCCGTGCCGAAGCGCAGGCGAAGATCGCGGCGCTCGGGCCGAACGCGGCGAAGGATGCCTTGGCGGGCGTGCTCGCGGCGACGCTGGTGCCGCCGCTCCCGTCGTGGGCGAAGTATGCGGTGCTCGGCGGGCTCTTCTCGCTCGGGGTGATGAACATGGCGATGCTCGGCGTCGCGAACGTGGGGCGCGTGTGAGTGACTACCGAACGTCGCCCGACGACACGGTGCCGCGCACCGACTACGAGCGCGTGGTCGCGGAGAACGTCGCGCTGCGGGCGGAACTCGACCGCGAGCGCAGCATCGCGCCGGAGTTGCAGCGCATCGTGCAGCACAACGTCTCGCCCGCGCGAGTTATCTTCTACGCCACGCTGGCGCTCGTGGTGGGCAACAACATCGTGTACGCGCTCGGCTGGTTCGCGGTGCAGTAAATCGCCGCCGCGCCGTGAAGAACGGCGGCGCTGGCGACGTAGAAGGCGCATGAACACGCCGAACCTCACCGAACTCGCAACCGCGATCGCCTGCCTCACGCCCGCCGACCGCGACGCCGTGCTCGCGGAGGCGTACACGCTCGCGGCGAAAACCCACGCCGGGACCGTGTACGTCGTCGCGTTCACGACGCCCGACTACACGAACTGCACCGGGCGCTACAGCAGGGTCGACGCGATCAAGGCGCTCCGCGCGGCGACCGGCTTCGGTCTCGGCGAGGCGAAGGCCGCGATCGAAGCGGGGGTGTTCCACGGCAAGCGCACGGCGCTCGACGCCACCGCCCTCGCGAGCAAGATCAACGCGGAGTGGGCGAAGATCGCCCACCACACGATGGCGACCGTCGCCATCGCCGCCGCGGTTCCCGCTCCGGTGGCGCCGTGATCGGCTCGCTCCGGCTGCACAACATCGGCCCGTTCGCCGACGTTCGCGTACGGTTCCCGCCCGCTCGCGGCGGGCAGTTCCTCGCGCTCGTCGGCGAGGGCGTCACGTCCGCGCTGCGAGGCGCCGCCGTCGCGCTCGCAGGGCCGAACGTCTACGCGGGTGCGCCGACGCGACCGATCTACCCGATCGTACGCGACGGGTGCCGCGAGGGCATGGCGATCATCAATACGGGCGAAGAACCGTTCGCGACGTACTTCTCCCGCGACGGCGCCCACTGGAACCCGGTGCAGTCTCGGGAACCGACGTTCTGCGGGTTCTTCGTCGCGTACGGCGCCGACCGCGTGCGCGACGACAACGTGGGCGACAACCGCCTCGACGACTGCGACGGCTTCAACGGGTGGCGGCATATCGGTTCCGTGTTCGGCGACCGGGCGTGCCTTCTGCGACCGCGACACGTTCTCGCGGAACTGCTACGCATCGCCTCGTTCGTCGGCGAGTCGGAGTGGGCCGCGCTCTACGGCGGCGCGTACGACGGGACGTGCGGCGCGCTGGCGGCGATTCTCGGCGCGGAGCGAGTCCGCATGGGCGAGGATCACGTCGAGGTCGACGGCGTGCCCCTGCGGCGCCTCGGGAGCGGCGCGAACGGCATCGCCGCGTGGGTCGCCGACTTGTGCGCCCGGTGGGTGGTGCGCGAGGTCAAGGCGGGGCGCACGGTGCCCGCCGACTTCTACGCCGCGATGGATGGCGTGTGCATCATCGACGCGATCGACGCGCACCTCCCGCCCGCGGAGCAAGTCACGCTCGTCGAGCGCGTGCGGGCCACGTTCCCGCGCATGACGTTCATCGCGGGCGTCGAGGCGCCGCTCACGCTGTGCGGCCTGCGCGGCGACGAGGTGGTGGTGCTCCGCGACGGCAAGGCGATGCACAACGTCGCGGACCCTCGGTTGCAGACGGCCAGTGAGCTCTACGAAGCCTTCTACGGCATCGACCGCCTGCACCCCGAAGGTCTCAGCAACACGCTCGACCTCTACACGCGGCTCGCCCGAAACCCGCGTCGCGACGATGCGGACGAACGCGCGCTCGAAGAACTCGCGGCGGTTCTGCACGAGGCTGGCATCAAGCGTTCGCCACCGTGCCGACGCAGAAGCGACTGAGCGGTTGCGTTCTGGCGGCGTTCGTGTAGCGTCGCAGCATGGCAACCACGAAGAAGTCTCCGAAGAAGCGCCCCGCGAAGTTCGCCTCCGTCCGCAACGGTAGCGTCTACGACGCGAGGTTCGCTGAACGAACCGATGGTATGACGCGAGACGAAGCGCAATCGCTCATGCGAAGCATCGAGTTCGGTGACACTGTGTCATATGCGTCGAAGAATGGTCGCGTGTACTCCGCAACCGCGTGGATCACTGATCGTAGCAATCCGAGCGAAGGCATCAAGTGGTTGCTCGCCCGTCGAACGTCATCGCGCAAGCGCAGCGAGGCAACCGGCGTCAAGCAGAGGGCTCTCGGGCATACTCCGATCGTCGGATGGAAGAACGTCGTGTCGGTTCAGAAGCGCACCAGCGTCCGCAACGGTCGCGCGAAGTACGGCTACTACGTCGTCGACAAGGTCACCGGGCTCGTGCACGCGGGCAACGAGTTCCGCGAGGATGCGGTCGACGAGCGCAAGGCGATGGTCGAAGAGGGCGTGCCCGCGAGCCGCGTCGCGGTGATGACCGCGGCCAGCGTGCGGAGCAAGTTCGGCCAGATCCGGTGGGGCACCGGGCGCCCCTGATGCCGCGCTCCCGCTGAATACGGCGCTCGCAGCGCACGTCGGTAGCGTATGCCGACCACACGCGAGCGCCTCGCCGCCCGACTCAACACCATCGTCGCCGCACTCGGGATCACCGACGTTCGCATCGAGCCCGACGACGTGCGCCGCGTTCACGCGGGGCGACACCAGCGCAGCGAAGGTGCGTTCTCGTGGTTCGCGCAACCACGGAGCATCACGGGGCGACTGGTATCGCTCGGCAGTCAATTCACCGCCGCGGAGTGCGTGCGCTTGCCCGTGATCGTTTCGCCGTCGTTCGATGGGTGGGTGCTCGACCCCGTGTTCCGCGAGCATCGCGCGCACAACGGCGTGCCGCAAGGCGCGGCGTTCGGCACCATCGACGACCTCACGTTGTCGGGCGTCGGCGCCGTGCGGTGGTACGACGCCGCGGGCGTGGCGTTGTGATCGGCCATTGCGGGCGCACTGCGCATCGGGCATAAAGGGGACGGACATGAAGAACACGCGACACCACGTCCGCAACGGCAAGCCGCTCTCCGACGACAAGTTGCGCGAGGTGATGCTCAAGATCCGCAAGGGCGCGACGGCATCGCTCACGTTCGCGCAACTGGCGGCGGTTCTCGAAGCGATCGGTGGGCACGCGGAGGAGTTCGTCGCGCTCGCTCGCGTCGGAGACAACAGGCCAGCGCACGCATACGCCGACGACGAAGAGAGTTTCGCGACGCTCGCCAGCGCGCTCCGCACTCGCGTGGTCGACAAGATCCCCGCGAAGTTCAAGTCGGGCGCCGTGTTCCTCTCCGACGTTCGCCGAAGCGCCGAAGACGTCGCGCATGGCTACTGGTACGTCACCTACGAGGGCGTCGTCGCGGTCGACGCGATCCGCGCATCGCTCGACGGCAAGTCCGTGGAGCTTCTGCCGATGCGGGGCCACGGCACCTACGTCGTAGACGTAACCAGCGGTCGCAAGCGTCGCGCGCCCGGTGTCTCGACGTACGAGTTGACCTCGTGGCTCGACGAAGAGACCGACTGGGTTGCGCGCGTGAATCGTTTCCTGAACGTCGAGGAGCACGTTCCCGCGGAGGCGCGGACTCGCGACAACACCGGAACGTGCCCCGTGTGTTTCCGCAACATCAAGCTCGAAGCTGGGCGCGGCGACCTCCCCGTGATGGTGCTGCACGGCTACGAGCGCCCCCGCTATCAGGGCGGCATCGAGGGACGTTGCGACGGCGTTGCGTTCCCGCCCTTCGAGTTGTCGCCCGCGGGCACGGTGAAGAACGTCGCCGCGCTCGGCGAGTTGATCGAGTCGATGCAGCGCGCCGCCGAGAACGCGACGAAGAAGTTCGACCGCGAGCGCATCGAAGCCACGATCGCGTCTGCGCAGCGGGAACTCGATGCGTTCCGTCGCCTCGTGATGTACTGGCGCAAGCGCCCGCTCCCGCGCGAGGGCGAACCCGACCGCAACCTGTTCTCGGTGGGCCAGTTGCCCGACGACCGCAGGAGCGAGCAGAACGGTCGCCGGTCCGTGCGGCGCCGCACGCGGTAGGCTCTGCCCGCTCGAAGAAAACTTCGGGGGCGTGTAAGAAGCGGGTCGTTGCGGTGCGTATAACTGCGCATGCGCAATCCTACGAAAACGAAGTCGTGGCAGAAAATCCTCGCGCACCCGCGCGTTCTCTCGGCGTGGGACGAGACGGTCGATGAAGTGCCTAGCTTGTGGGCGGAGTTGCGTCCGGGGTGGGCGTACGAGGGGACGCACTGCGTACACCGCGAGTCCGTAGCGGCGCTCCTGCGCGACGTGGTGAGCGCCGAGCCGTGCGACTGCGAGCACTGCGCGGAAAAATGATCGGGCGTCGTAAAGAACGGCGCCCCGACGGGCGTAGAAGAGACACCATGAAGAACACGACCGACACGGTTTCGCTCGCGAAGGCACTCGAAGATATGCGCGGTTGCTTCGGCCGCGCCCCGAAGGCCGGGTGGATCGCCGCCATCGACGAGAGTGGCAAGGTCCGCATGACGGCGGGCAAGGCGGCGCACGGCCTCCTCCGCATGAACGCCAGCGTGCAGGGGTGGAAGGTCGTCCGCATCACGAAGTGAGGCACGCCGCCGCCACGACGCCCGTACCTGCGCAACTCGCGCGGTGCGGGCTCGCGGCGTTGGGAGAGCAAGATGAGTGAGAACCCGCGCGAAACGTTCCGCCGCCTGCACGCCATCGCGTCGTGCGAAACCGCCACCGCCGAGGAGCGCGAGAACGCGCGCCGCGTGATGGATCGCTACATCGCGAAGTACGGCGCCGAAGTGTCGATCCCCGAGAGCGAACCGCAGATCGAGCAGTGCGTAACGTACGCGCACGAGTACGAGGAGCGCCTCTCGGTTCACTGCGCGGTGTTCGCGGGCTGCGCGGCATTCAGCATCGGGCGGACCCTCTACCGTGGGCGAGCGAACGAGAAGTTTCGCACCGACGGCAAGACCACGAAGTTCCGCGGCTCGGAGTCGGCGGTTCTCTCCGCGGTGGAACTCTACGAGCACCACCGCGCGAAACTCGCGGAACTGTTCGAGACGGTGGAGAACGGCTACCGTTTCGCAGCGATGCCGCTCCCGCCCGTCGAGGGCCGCAAGAGCGGCGTGGTGGCGCCGCACCTCCTCAGTGCGCTCCGCGCCGCGCAGAACGTCGGGCGCACGCACTCGCTCACGAACACGCTGCCCGCCACCGCGGGCGGCAAGCGATGACCGCCGACGAAATCGGCGAGGCGACGTAAAGAACTCGCTCGCTCCGCTCGTACAAGTCGCATGGCATTCACCGTAACCGAGGCTCGCGGCAACCGCCGCGCCGCAATGCACTGCGTCCGCGGGCACGTATTCACCCTCGCAACCGCGAACACCGACGACTACGGGTCGTGGTGCCCGCAGTGCGGCGGCACCGCGCACTCCGACGTGCGCAAGGGCTGCACGTTCTGCGAGGAGCACGACGCCTCGCCCGACGAGTGCCACGAGCACTGCGCCCACGGAGCGCGGACGTGAGCGACGAACGCAAGCAGGCCGAGCTCGTGGCACCGTTCTTCGCCGCGCTGTACGACACGCTGGCGGCGAACGGCGCGGAACTGCGCATCCTCTCCCGCGAGGAGTACGTGCGGCACGAGTCTGAACGGGTAGCCCGCGGCGAGCGTCCGTCGACCGAGTTGCGCATCGTCGGCGCGCTCGGGCACGGAGGAAAACTGCGCTACGTCTCGTACCAGCGCAGGTTCTACGTTGACGGCTACCCCGAAAACGAGACGCCGAAAACGCGCGCGATCGAAGCGCGATGCAACGATGCGCTGCGCGACTTCTGCGCTGCGTGGGAGGGAGCGACGCCGTGGCGGGACTGATGCGCCTCTACGCGATCGACCCCGACGAGACGCGCGTGTTTCTCGGCGAGCACACCGCGGAGTCGGCCGACGCGCGCCTCGCCCGCCGCAAGCGCCCGTGGGTCGAAGCCGTGCTCCGCGAGGGCGACTCCGTTGTCGCTCGCAGGTTCCCGGCGACACCGTGGGTTCCCGCGCTGCACTGGCCCGACGAGAAGCCGGTGGTGTTCGAGCACGAGGCACGGCGCATCGTCGCGTGGTTGCGCGAGGCGGGCGTGAAGGCGACGATCAAGGGGCTGCGTCGCGCACCGTGGCCCGGTCGCGAGCCGAGCGCCGGGTGCATCGGCGAGCAGAACCGATACCTCCGTGACGAGTCCGACGGCGTGTGGGCGCTCGTGGTGCTCTTGCTGCAAGAGGGCATCGTGCAGGGCGGGTTGATTGAGCGCGAGCAGTCGAAGCCGATCAGGCTGATGCTCGCGATGGCCGAGGAGGCGAACGATCTTCTCAGGGCCGAGATCGCGAGAATCGAGGGGCAGAAAACGTGAGCAATCGACTCGACGCCGTCGCCAACCGACTGATCGACGCTGCGGTCGCCGCGGGGTTCAACAACCCGTACGTGAGAGCCGCTGGTGACGTGTGGATCAAGGCGTATGTTATCCACACCTCGGTCTGCGCATCGCGTGGCGATAGCGGCGAAATTCCTCCGCATCGGACGCCAACGATCGGCGTGATGCCTGCGATCGATGCGGACCTGTACGTCGCTCTCGCGGAGTACCTCGACTGCATAGCAGTCCGCTCGCCACCGACACGCCCGATGTTCGCGTGGGAGGGCGACGTAGTGAGCCTGAGCGACCTTCGAGCGGCGATGCGCGACCGCTTGCCCGTAGCGGAGGCGTGGGTGGCGATGGTGTGGCGTCTCGCCGCCGACGGCTTCGGTCTGAGAACGGGGTAGACGTTCGGCACGATTCCGCGGTAGTGTCCCGCCATGCGTCGCTCCGCCCGCCGTTCGCCCCGCATCGTCCGCTCGCGCAAGTCGCACCGCAACGGGAGCACCCCGACGGTGTGGACGCGCAACTTCGGGTTCCCGACGTCGTGGAGCACGACGATCGGCGACAACGTGGTCGCAGTTACGATGATCGCTGGCGAGCCGCTCGTTCGTCCCGCGGGCTTCGTGGCGCTCCTGAACGGTTCCAGCATCGGAGTGTTCTCGCAAGCGGACAAGGCGAAGGACGCAGCCGAGCGCGCCGCGATCCCCACGGTTCCCGTCGCGCGACAAGTGACGGTGGTCGAGCCCGCGATTCCCGTGAACGAAGCACCGTCGAGTCGGGAACTGGCAATCGTGCCCGACGCTCCGAAGGATGCGATCGTCAAGGAGGCTTCAACGCCCGTAGGCGCGGTGCTCGAAGCGCGCCCCGAAGACTCGCGCAGCAAGGCCGTCGCAACAGCCGAACGCAAGTGGTCGCACTACCAGACGGCGATCTTCGATGAGATCCGCAACGGCGTCGGACACCTCGTGATCGAGGCAGTCGCAGGGGCGGGAAAAACTACGGTTTTGATCGAAGCTCTCAAGCACATCGACCCTTCCCTCTCCGTTCTCGTGGTGGCCTTCAACACGAGCATTCAGAAGGAACTCGACGCTCGCATTCCCGCGAACCTCACGAACGTTACGGTCGCGACGCTCTCGGCGCACGGTTACTCGATCCTGCGGCGATACTGGCACGCTCGCTACGCCGCGGGCAAGAAGCACAAGAGCTCCGGCATCCTCGACTACCTTCGCGACAAGGCGGTGATGAGGGCTGCGGTGCCCGAACAAATCGGCGGCGACAAGCTCCGTGACGTTCTCGAAGGCATCGAGAAGTTGTGCTCGCTCTGCGAGTGCTACGTCGCCCTCAGTGACGACGAAATCCGCGCCGTGCAAGTCGACCACGACCTTCTTCTCCCCGAGTCGGGCGACCCGCGAGAGTGGGAGTACATCGGCGGCACGCAGGCGAAGCCGCAGCGGTTCACGCACGCGAACGTGCTGCGGTGGGTTCATGCTGCGCAGCGCGCGCGACTCACAGAGCCGCCCGCCAATGCCAAATACGCTCGCAGCATCGCGAGGCCGCAAGACCTCGCGGCGTACGACGAGATCACCGAGAACGGTAGACTTCCGTTCATTTCGTTCCGCGACATGACGTTCGTGGTCGCGGCGACGCCTGACATGGAACCCGAACGTCGGTACGACGTGATCTTCGTCGATGAAACGCAGGACATGGACAAGGCGCAACTCGCGCTCGTGTTCCGCAGTCTCGCGCCCGGTGGACGCGTTGTCGTCGTGGGCGACTCCAAGCAGGCGGTGTATCGATTCCGCGGAGCAGACTCGGACGCCATCAAGCGCCTCATCAAGCAGTTGAATGCGACGGTTCTGCCGCTCTCCGTATCGTATCGCGTGCCCGCGTGTTCCGCAGCCGAAGCGCGAAAACTGGTGCCGCAGTTCGAGGTGCCCGAAGGCACCCCCGAAGGAACGTGCGCTCGCATCGACTCGCGCCAAATGGTTCAGATGTGGGGCCGCGGCGATATCGTAATCACTCGCGTGAACATGGCGCTCGTGCCGATGGCGCTCATCGCGATTTCGCAGGGCATCACCCCGTGGATTCTCGGAGAGGGCAGTTCGATCGCGAAGGAACTCAAGGAGATCATGTACAAGATCCGAGCGCGCACGCGCGACTCGGACGATATGGGCGTGTTCATCGAGGCGCTCCAGAACTGGCACGAACGTGAGCGCGCCACGCGATCCGCGGAGGTAAGGGAGCGCCTTACGGAACTGCAACGTCGAAGCGGGAAGGAGTTCCGCAACATTTCGCAGATGATCGACGAAGATCACGAAGTCGTGATGGTCGACCTCATCTACAACGCGTTCTGGAACCCCGACCGCACGGGCCTCACGCAACTCCCCGGCATCGACACCCCGTCCGAAGTAGAACGTCGCCTGAAGGAAATCGCGCCGACCGAGGGCGACGTGAAGGCGATGTCGCCGCAGGAGTACAAGGCGCACCTTGCGGGGCGACTCGTGCTCACGTCGGTTCACCGCATCAAGGGCGGCGAGGCGAACCGCGTGTTCATCCTCAATGAAACGTTCAAGTACGGCATCGACGGGTGGCAGAAGCGCCGCCCGAAGAACCCGAAGGACGTTCAAGAGGAACTCAACCTCTGGTACGTCTCGGTCACGCGACCGCTCAACCTGCGAGGCGACCCCGCGCGAGGAATCCCCGCGAAGCCCGGTGAGCTCTACTACGTTTCGGGGCTTCGTGAGATCGTCGGAAACGCGCGCGAACTGCGCACGGAGCAATCGAAGTGAGAACCCCGAAGAGAACTGCCCGCCGCTCGTTCCCGAACGCGTCGACCTACGTCGAAATCTCCCGCGCCGACCTCGAAGCGTGGCTCGAAACGCTCGGCACCCCGTGGGTGCGCGACCCGAACCATGTGGGCATCTACCGACTCCCTCTCGGCCCCAAGGTCGCGATCAAGGTGTCGTCCACGATCGGCAGCGGCGACAAGGGCGTCGGCAAGGGCGAAGGGTCGATGCAACTCTCGCTTATCAGCACCGTGTCGGGGGAGACGGTGAACAAGAGGGCGCAGGGGCAGAAGGGCTTCAACCGCACGAAGAACTGGCGTGAGAACTGGCGCGAGGGCGTCAATTCGATGCGCGCCGAGTACGCGAAGATGCCCGACTTCTACGAGCGCAACGCAAGCGTCCCCGATCGTGGCCGATACCGCCTCGATACGATGGCTCGCATCGAGGCGATCCCCGGCTGGCGGAGCGACGAACGTCTCGCGCGGATGCACAATCGCGCCGACGAGAGGAAGGTTCTCACCGAAGGCGAGCACCAGCATATCGAGCAGATGGAACGTCGCGCTGGCATCGGTGCGTCGGCCCCCGCCGCTCGGCCCCCGTCCGTACCCCCGCCGCAGCGCCCCACGGCCCCCGCAGCGCCCTCCGCGCCCGGTCCCGTGCGTGCGGTCGCCCCCGACGCCTACGACCCGCGGGATGGGCGCCCGGTGGCACTGCGCGAGGCGTACGCCATCGCGAAGCGCGTGGGCAACGCGGACGCGGCTGAGTTCGCCCGCACGCTCGCAACGCAGATCGCGGACGGCGTTGCCACGTCGGAGGCGCAACTCCGCATGGTGCGCGCGATGATGAAGGATTTCGGCGTCCCGTTCTACTACCCGACGGACGCGGAGGTCGAAGCCGCGCTCGGGCCGCTGCGCCGCCGCGCTGCGACGAACGGTCGGCGTGCCGCGCGACGTTCGGCGGCGAAGCCCCGCAAGGCGCCGCGGAGTCGGCGGTAGGCTCAACTTGCGCGTGACCGCGCACCGACGATAGGATCGACGAATGGCAGACGAGTGGAAGACCAGCGCGACGGCCAAAGAGATCGTTCGCTTCGAGACAAAGAAGATTCGCGGCGAACGGCACTACAGCTACGAGTTCCGTGCCATTCACGGCGAATCGTCGGCCAAGATCACCGAGTTTCACTACGAGAAACTGAGGGTGCCCGACGTTACGTCGTTGTTCGCTGCAAGCGAGTTCGTGGACGACCGTCTCGCCGACGCGATGGATGCGATGACGATGCGAGACAAGGTCGACTACAACGTGTGGTTCACGGGTCTGCGGAACAGTGGCGCGGTGCCGCCTATTTCGGCTCGGCTTGCATGGCTTCGCGCGCGGTCTCGCGAGGCATCAAAGGCGCTGAAAACATCGGTGGTAGAGGCGATGGAGAGTCACCTCGATCGCGATAACTACCGCGCCAAGATGGCGGGGCGCATCGAGGCGATCCCCGGCTGGCAGGGCGACGAACGTCTCGCGCGGATGCACAAGCGCGTCGGCGAGGGTCGTTTTCTTACGTTCAACGAAACCCCGGACATCGATGAGGCGGAGCGTCGCCGTGCAGAGCGTAACGGCTCGCGTCGGATGGGCAAACATCGCCGATGACCGCGCGCAAGCGTCGCGTTCGCTGCGCCGGTTGCGGGCGTGCGTGCTCGATCACGGACGACCGCGGGCGCGGCGTCGTGTGCGGGTGCTCGGCGATCGCACGGCCCGGTAGCGTGAGGCGCTCGCAGCGAAACGGGTTCCGCGAGCGGGCCTACGCTTCTGCGCTAGACACCCTGTACCCGTCCCTAAACGAGTGGGTGTTCTATGGCACACGCGACGCGAAGAACGCGCTTCTGAGCGACTACGAGTCGTTGCCGCAAGCGCAGCGAAGCGCGTGGGACGCCGGGGTCGAGCGGGCGTTCGTCTCGCATCACGGCGGCGACCATGCGCGGATGTACCGGCGACTCAAGGGCGAGTCCGCGGACGAAACGTCGGGCCTCTCCGTCACCACCGACGACGTGACCGGCGCTGCGAAGTTCGTCGCCGTGTACGACGTGGCGGCGAGCGACGTTCTCGCGCACCACGCGCAGGACGATACGCCGCTGGCCTCTCGCGGCTTCGGACACGAGCACGAAGTTGTGCTCAAGCCGCACAACGACGCGCGACTCGTGAGGATCGTCAAGAACTGGTAGGCCGCGTAATCGCTTGCTCGCGCGCACCACTTGTGCGTAGCATCGTCGCCACGATGAGCAGCGCGAAAACGATCGGGTACTCCACTGGCGGCGGGTTCGTTCACGAGGCGTGCTTCTGGGAGGCGGGCAAGAGCGCCGATAGCCGATGGCGCGGCGTCCGCATGAGTCACGAACTCTATCACTGGCCCCGCGGCAAGGAGTGCGCGATCTGCGGAGGCAAGACCGGCAAGCCCCGCGTCAAGAAGATCGCGAGCGCCCGCAAGGTGTCTCGTGCCCCGTCGTCGGCTGCAATCTACGCGCTGGTTTCGCCGCACGCGAGGCACGACGGGCGAACGTTCACGAAGGCCGACGCGGAGTCGCTGCGTGACGCGATGAACGAGGCCGCGATGTACGGCGGCAGTTTCGTCGGCAACGTACTCGCGCGCGTAGACCGCGTGCTCGACGCTCACGGCGTCGAGGCGATCCGTCGCGACGACGGCCTGTGGGTCGATCGCTACTTCGGCGACACGCGGTTCCTCTGCGTGAACATGGGCGATCCGTACATCGCCACGGTGATCTACGATGTCGCCAAGAAGAAGTTCGTCATCCGAGCGTGGGGCGATCTGGTCGGCTGATGAGCACCACCGCGCCCGCCGCCGTACGCTCCGCGCTCCGCAAGGGGCTCGCGCTGGTCCGCGAGGGCTACGCGGGCAAGGGGCTGCGCGGTGAGACGGTGCGGTGGGCCGAACGTCTCGCCGACGGCGAACCGATCGACTACGCGAAGGCGAAGAAGATGCGCGGGTGGTTCGCGCGCCACGGCGTCGCGAAGGCCGAGTCGGCGAAGCGTATGCGCGACCCGAAGTCGCCTGCGGCGGTTTCTTGGCTCTTGTGGGGTGGCACGCCGTCGATCCCCTACCGCAAGAGCGGGTGGCAAGACCCGGTGGCGCCGTGGCTCCGTGACGTGATCGCGACGTTCGAGAGCAAGCGCGCGGGGCGACGGGCGCAGAAGAACGGGCGTTCCACCGTGAGCGCCGACTGCATGGATCGAGTTGCCCCGTGGTACGGGGTGGGCGACGTGCCTCCGTGGCGCCTCACCGTGCGCGAGTTCGACCTTCGCACGCGGCGATACTTCCACGGTTCGACCGCGGCGAACGTGAAGCGTTTGCTCGCGGAGCAGAAGCCCGACCCTGCGATGTATGGCAGTCGCACCGACAAGGGTTTCTTCGGCGAGGGCTTCTACACCACGACCACACCGTATTCCTCGTACGGCAAGAACGTGCTCGCGGTAGAAGTGCGCCTTGACGCGTCGATTCTGGAGTGGTCGGCAAACGTCACCGATAGGTTCGGTTTTGCGCCGTCGTCGAAGCCTGCGTGGTTCGATCGGATGGTCGACCGTATGCACGCACTCGCGGCGGCGAACGGTCGTTCGATGCGTGCTGCGTGGATCGCGAGCATTACTCCCGGCGATCCTTCGTTCTCGCACTTGGAGTTCGTGCGCGAGGCGTACGCCTACGCGAAGGCATCGGGCTACGACGTGTTTCAGCCGATGGCGTCGGAGACGGTGATTCTGAACCCGAACTGCGTCACGCGCGTCTACCGAGCGGCCAAGAGTTTCGCCGACGCCGAGAACCGATACAGTCACGCCGCGTACGTTCGCGCTGCGATGGACTGCGGCGTTCGGTGAATAGTCGCCACCATCGCGGCGTCAACGTGGCATGAGCCACTACATCGACCAGTACAGGGTTCGCTTCGGCATCGAGAGCAGTCTCGCAAACGTCGAAGACGAGTTCGAGCACGTCTTGCAGCGCATCGACGGCAAGATCGTTTTCGTCGGCGACGACGACCGCGAGAAAATCGTCGGCGAGGTTCGCGGGTGGCGTGTTCTGGCGTGCGGCGCCTACCACGAAGCGATGGACGCCTGCGACGCGATCGACGGCTAACTCGTGTCGTACATGAACGCGATCGCCGACCCCGCGACGGGCTTCGCTCGCGACGAGGTGGAGGATCTTATCGAAGACGCATCGAACGGCATCGACACGCTCATCGTCGAACTCGTGAAGGTCGATGAAGCGCACCGCGGCATCGGCGTCGGGCTTATGGCGGCGATGCGGTTCGTGAAGACGTTCGGGGCGGGGTGCGGTTACGCGATCGGCAAGGCGTTCCCCTTGCAGTTCGCATCGACCGACGCGCCGACTCTCTCGCCCGAGCGGACGGCGGCGTTCCGAAAACTGCGCGAGCACTGGAGTCGCATCGGATTCAAGCGCCTCGGCAAGAACAGCGACTACATGGCGATCAACCTCGACAAATTGCAGCCCACGGCAGACGATGCGCTCGCATCGTACGAGCAGCGCAAGAGCGCGTCCTAAATCGCCCGCAGCATCGCCGCGAGCGTGGTCTCCGCGACGGGGGCGAAGTCCCACACGTCCACGCCCACGTTCACCTCGCACCCGCGCCGCCGCCACTTCTCGTGAACGTGGCCGCACAACAGCGGTCGCCCTTCGTCGCGCGGGCGCCACTGCGCGTACTTGTCGGGCCGCTCGCGCTCTTCGTCCACGTACGGGAAGTGCGACACGTCGCACTCGATGCCGTCGATCGTGAGGCGCTGCGTGCCTTGCCGAACGTCGAAGGCGACGGCGTAGTCGGAGACGTACAGTGCGTGCTTCGCGCCGTGCCCGTGCCAGCACCGATCGTGGTTGCCCGCCACGAGCACCTTGCGCCCTGGCAGCGCGGCGATGGCGTGCAGCGACTCGCGCCAGTCGTGCCCGAGCACCACGTCGCCGAGAACCCAAACCTCGTCGTCGGGCGCGACCGACGCCCGCCAGCGCGAGAAGATCGCCTCGTTCATCGCCGCTACGTCGGGGAACGGACGCTTGCAGTACGTGATGATGTTCGTGTGTCCGACGTGCAAATCTGAGGTGAGCCAGCGCATTACGGAACCTCCTCGACGACGAGGTTGACCCGACGCCCGCGGCCCTTGCTCGCCGCCTCGTCGGAAGTGTACTGGAAACACGCCTCGAAGTGCGTGCGTGAGCGCCACACCATTTCGTAGGCGCTCCCTCCCGTTGCGAGCCACCCGAAGTACGTTGACGGCGGGTCGGCGTCGGTACGCTCGCGCAACCTCACGGCCACGATCGGGTCGTTGCCGCCGTAGAAGCGAAGCCGCTCGCGCTTCGGGGTCGCGTGCGAGTACGCCACTTCGCCGCACGATGCGGTGGGCGTAGTAGGCGTGCGAACTAGGGTCGGCGCTCACGTCGTCACCTCCTCGACGATCAAGTTCACCTTGCGTCCGAGACCGCGGTCGGCCTCCGCTTGCGAGCCGCCCGGAAAACACATTTCGAGTTGCCCCTCCGACGGCCATACCATCGCGTATCGCTCGGGGCGATCGAACCTGAGCCACGCGAAGTAGGACGACGGCGCGTCCGCAGCGGTACGTTCGCGGAGTCGGATCGTCACGACGGGCTCGGTACTGCCGTGCAACTCGACCCACCACCGACTCGGCGACGCGTGGAAATACGAGACGAGGCCGTCGGCGCGAACGCGACGATGGGCGTAGTAGGTGATGGCGCTGGGGTCGGGGGTGGTGCTCACGGGAGTTGTACGTGAGCGGCGGCGTGGATGTTCAGCGCGCGTCGATGCCCGCGTCGAGCACGTCGGCGGGAGCGTTCAGCGGCTCCTGCGAGGCGTCGAACACGGTGACCGCATCGGACTCGGGCGAGTCGAGCGTGGCGTCGCGGGGCGCGACAACGGCGTCGTCGCAAGCGTTGAGGAGTGCGGCGAGAAGAACGAGTTTACGCATGGTCCCGCGATCCTACGCCGCGCCGCGTCGCGCGTCTAGCGGGAAACGGCGGAGTGAATAAACGGGCGACGTTCGCCGTAGCGGAACTTCGGGCGATCGTGTAGCGTCGCCGGTATGCCCGCCACGAGAGTCCGCCGCCGCGCAACCGGCAACCCCGACCGCAAGCACTCCGTCACGTACCGCGCGGACTTCGAGCCGCTCGTTCGCACGATCTACGTTGACTCGATTCAGGAGCACGACGGCGGCGACGTCACCGTGCACTCCGAGGATAGGCAGTTCCCCCACCGTATCGAGTCGAAGCGCGTGATCGCAGTGGACGGCGTGAAGCGTACGAGGGGCGATGCGTCGGAACTCTTCTCGCGCACCGTGCCCGTGCCGAAGTCGCGCGACCGCTACAAGCACGCACGCGAGTTCTACGATGCGCTCAAGGCCAGTCGGACGCTGCGCGAGGCAGTGAAGATGGTGCGCGACGAGTGCGACCGCGAGGGCGGAACCTGCAACTTCAGGCGCAAGCCGTACCAGTTCGACGTGGCGACGGTCTACGACGACGACGGGCACCCGCGCCTCCGCGACAAGGCCGAGTTTACGGGCGGCGTGCGGTGGGACCAGAAGGAGCGCGACTCCGTGTCGCTGCGCCTGTTCGATGCCCTCGTGGCGTGGAGCGTGCTCGACGAACCGTACAAGGTGTCGGGCGACAGAAACGTCAACGCCGAAGGGCGGCGCCGCGGACTTCACATCGACGACGAAACGTTCACGTACATCGCCCGCGACATTCACAACGCGACCGGCAATGGGCTGCGCACGCTGGAGTCTCCCGTGTGGGGGATGTTCGGCATGAGCGAGCGCGACGTGGAGATGGCATTCTACCACGCGCACCAGTACAGGTTCCTCGACTACTGGCGGCAGGGCAGCGTGGTGAGTCTCACGTTCCTCGATCGCGAAGCGCAGAAGAACGGGCGACGATCAATGAAGGCAACCAAGGCCATCGGCGCGGATGAAGCGCGGCGTCTTGAGGATACCGCTCGCGGCATCCTCTCCGTGGAGTTCGATCTCGCCGCCGACCCCGCATGGTCGTTCGATCACTCCGTGCCGGGGACCGTCATGGTAACGGCCACTCTATGGGACGGTCGCAGGGCGACGGCCACGATCGGCATCGACGACCACGGGCCTTACATGGGAGGTCCGGGCGGTATGACCTACCGACCGTTCACCACACCGAGCGGCAAAGTAATCATGCGGTCCGATCCCGCCTTCCGCCCGTCGCAGAAGAACGGGCGACGCTCGGCGCGCAAGGCGGGCTCGCGATGAACTCTCGACGAGTCACACGTCCGTCCGCTCACAACCCCGCTCCCGCACGAACAGTCACGTTCGACGTGACCTACCCCGACGGGGGCGAAGATGCGTGGCCGTGGACCGAGAAGTTCTCGCGCGCGAGTGCGTGGCGCGGCATCGAACAGTGGCTCAAGGGCGTCAAGCGCCACGTTCCGCGCTACGGCGTGTCGGTGCTCGTCATCAAGGAGCGCGGTCGCACCGTCGCGGTCTACAACGCCGCGCTCGCCCCTCGCGTGCACTGGCGCGGTTCCGACGTGCGCATCTACCGTCAAGCGGAGTACGCGGACCCCGCGTGGCTTCACGGCCCGGTAGACCAGTTCGATGTGCGCGAAGAGGGCACGTTCGCCTCGCGCGAGGGGCTCGTCGGCGAGGTGCCCCCGGTGCCCGCCGTCGTGGGGCGCGAGGCGGAGAAGAACGGGCGAGGCGCAGCGACGAGGCGACCCGCCACGCGCGGAGAGATCCACGTTCGTAGTTCGATGCCGGAGCACGTCGCCGAGGCGATCAACGGTGAACTCGCGGAGCACGTCGGCGGCAAGCCACTGTTCCGTTCGATCGGTGCCGCGCTCGCGAAGTGCGGTGAGATCCTCGCGCGACACGGATACGAGTGGGGCTCCGTCATCGACTCGCACACGTTCATGCACGATAGCGGTCGCACGGCAATCTACCTCGCTCAATCGAACGCCGACGACCCGTTCTCGCCTGCGCAAGTCGAAGACGTGGCGCTCTCGTTTCAGTGGCACAAGTTCGATACGGGCCGCGTCGAGGCGATCGCCTACGTGAGTCGCAGCGAACCGCATCGCAGTCACGCGAGGCGCGGGTCGCGATGAAGCCTCGACGGGACACCCGATCGTGTGCGCGCAACCCGCTTCGTGCGGAGCGATACCGCGACGAAGACTACGTGGAGCGCGTCGGCGAAGGCGACGATGCCTACGATCGCAGAAACACCCGCACGATCACCTACCCGCCGCGCGTGTCCCGTGACCACTGGAAACGGCCCGACACCGCGGAGGCTGCTCGCATCGCCTCGCGACTGAAACTGGCGCCGCAATCGTACTCGTTCACCCGCGACGGCAAGCGCCAGTACGGCTACGTCGAGCCGCTCGGTTCTGGCAACTTCGGCGCGGCGTACAAGATCGAGGCTGACGATGCTCCGCGCGTCGTCAAGCTGGCGACGGCGACGAACGTTCATGGCCGACCGTGGATGCGCGACGAACAGACGCGCAACCTTCGGCAAGAGGCGGGCATCGCGAACGAACTCGCGAGTCTCGGGTACAGCATCATCCCGCGCACGACCTACGTGGAACTCGACGGCGGCACGCCTGCGCTCGTGCGCGAGTACGGCGAGCCGCTCCAGACGATGACGGGCACGGAGTACGCCGAACTGGAGGGCCAGTTGCTCGCGATCGAGCGCAAACACGGGTGGGGCGTTCACGACGAACTCTCGCTCTATCGTCGCCGTGACGGGAGCATCTTCGTCGGCGACGTGGGCTTCTGGCGAGCGCCGTCGATTCTGGCGAAGGGCAAGAAACGTCGCGAGTGGCGCGCGATGGACTCCAGTCTCAACGGCCTTCTGCAAGAGGCGCAGCGCCGCCACGGCGTGCCGCCCGTCGCGACGGCTCCTCGCCTCATTTCGATGGGTTCGTTCACCGTGTCGCGCGGGCCGAAGCGTGAGAAGATGGACGACTTGTACGCCGAACTATCACAGGATTTCCTCAACGACGTGGCGGCGCGGGAGGCGGCGGGCGTGCCGGTCCCCTCGGACGTTCGATCGCTCGTTCGCTCCGCTCAGGCGGAACTCGCGGCGTATGGCAAGCCCGCGCCGCAGCGGAGGCGCAAGGCCGCGAAGAACGGGTCGAGTCGCAATCGTCTCCGTAGCTGAATAAACGCCGCACGTTCCCCGTAGCGCCGCTCCGCGCAATCGTGTAACGTCGCCGTATGCCCGCCAAACGTCGCGCCCGCCGCGCTCTCCGAAACGATGCCCGCGCAGCGAAGCGCGCCGCCAAGCACGAACACCGCGAGTGCGAGACGGGGCTGTGTAAAGCCTGCGGTTGGAAGCCCGGTCGCGTGCCGAAGCCGTGGCTCACGCAGTCGGCGGGCACGCCGTACAGGTGCAAGTCGAAGCTGATCGGTCGCGAGGTGACGCTGCGCGGTGACCCCTCGCCGTCGATGGTCATCGGCTGCGCGACGCCGCTCGGCGAAACGATCTTCCAGCACGGGCGACGCGGCAAGGCGTACAGGTGCCAATCGTCGTTCATCGTGCGCACCCACATGGGAAAGGGCGGGATCGAAACGCCCGTGCCGCGCTCGGTCGTTCGCGCGAGGATGCGCCACGCGAAGGACAAACTCTGCCCCGACACGCCGTCGTTCACGGCGGAGATGCGCGGGTACACGAGCATGATCGAGGCCGACGCGAAGCGCATGGGCGTGCACCCGATGGACCTCGCCGACGATATGCCCTTCCCTCACCGTGAGGGATCGTCGCCGTGCTGCGTCAACTCGAAGATCGCGCCGAAGCGACTGGAGAAACTCGTCGCCGCGTGGACCGACTCGGGCGAGGATGGCGATTTCTACGCGCTCACTGATGCGGTGCGTCGCGCGCTCCCGAAGCACCTCCGCGCGATCACCGAACTGGAGTCGCGCTATCAGGTCGAGCAGGCGATCCGCGCCGTGCGCAACCACTGCTGGAGCGTCTGGATCGAGCGAGAGGCGTCGTTTCACCCCGACCGCTACTCGAAGCGCGGTTTCCAGAAACGCATTCGCGACTCGCGCAAGGACATGGCGAGGTCTGGACTCCCGCTCACGAGGTCGCAGCGTAAGCGCCAAATCCCGCGCCAGTGGGCCGACGAGGGGTCGTTTCTCAAGCGCGCTGGCATGGTGGCGACGAGTCAGTTCTTCGCGTTGTCGCCGGACCGTCAGCGGCGCCTCGTGACGCGACTCTTCAAGAAATACCGCGTGCCGATGGGCACGTTCAACCCTGCGAACCACGTCAACGAAGAACTCCTCGCGCTCGCCGCGCGGACGATGTTCGCGAACGCCAAGACGAGGGAGTGACCCGTGCCGAACCCGTCGCGAACGTGCTACTACACCACGACGCTCGTGCTCGCAGCGGCGACGCCGCGCACGCTCGACGTGCCGATCAACAACGCGACGAACTGGAACATCGTCGTCGCGAACACGGGCGCGAACCCGTTGACGGCGCTCTCCGTCGCATCGTCTCCGAACGGCACGCTGTTCGGCGCGGCGGTGGCGATCACGGCGGTGCCGGTGGCGGCGGGCGCATCGCTTCCGACGATCGACGGGAGCGATGAGCCGATCACGACGTTTCGCATGACGTTCACATCGACGCTCGGGACCACGCTCTCAATCGAGGCGGGCGGGCAATGAGTCTGGACGCCGAACCGCTCACCGCCGCAACGCTCGCGGAGATCGACCGCGCCCTCTGCGCGCTCGTCGACCTCGCGTCGCCTCCCGCGATGCGCTGGGCGCTCGCGGCGTCGTGGGCGCTCGCCGACGATCACATCCTGCACTGCCTCGTGTCGACCACGCATTTTATCGCGGTCGGCGGCGGCGGGTGGGCGCGGCTCGGCTACGAGGCGCAGGCAGTCGAGGGGACTCCGTGGTCGCGCTACCTCGCGTCGGCGGATGACGTGGCGAGTTCACACGACGTTGTGGCGTCGAACGTCGCAGAGAACCGCGGGGTCGAACGTTTCGAGAATGTGTATCGGCACGCAGATGGTGTAACGCCGTCACGCATCGCGTGGCGCATCAGCCCGTGGCACGACGGTTACGCTGTCGCGAGAGGAGTGATCTGTGGCGAATCCAAGTGACAGCGATAGCTGGGCGGAGCACCGCCGAGTGATCCTCGGCGGCATCGAGGCGCTCAATCGCTCCGTGGCGGAAATCGCGAAGGAGCAATCGCGCGCGAACACCGCTCTGGAGGGTGTCACGGCGAGAATCATCACGCGACTCGACGATATCGCTACGTGGCGCGCGGAGATCGATCGTCGGCTGCGCGATGACGTGGAGCGACGGCTGCGCGAGTTGGAAGCCACGCGCTCGCAGGCCATCGCGCTCGCCGCTCTGGTGAGCGTCATTTTCGGCGTAGTCGCGGCGACGGTAGCTCGGGTGGTCGTCCGATGATGAACTCCGTTATCACGCCAATCGACGGGCCTTCGCCGTCGTTCGCGGGCGAACTGATGCGCGGACTGGCGTACCACATGAACGAACTCGCATCGCAGACCGCGGACCTCACCGCGCACCTGCGAGCGTGGCTCTGCGATCACGAACTTCGTCGCAGCATCATGATTATCGACGACTCTCCGCCCGCGCTCTGCGCGCTGGTGGCGCTGCTCGCGCCGCTCGGTGTGCCGCTGCACGCGGTCACCGACGATCCGACGTGCGCCTCGACGCTCACGATGCTCGGTGCGCACGCGCACGTCGTTGCGTCGCTCGAAAACGCCGCCGCCGTATGGAGCGAGGTGCGCGCCGCGGTGGTTATTTCGGACCTCACGCTCGGTCACGGCGTCTCCGGTCTGAGCGTGCTCGCGTCGATGGGCCGCGGGCCGCGGTGCGTGCTCGTGACCTCGCGCGACGACCACGCGTCCGGGTCGACGCTCGCCGCTGCGGCCGACACGGTGCAGGCCCTCTCGGTCGTCCGCACGCTCACGGGCGCGTGGGAGGAGCGACTGCGCGATGGCGTGTCCAAACTCCTCGACGATGCGGCGCGATCGGACGACTGACGAGTGATTACCTGCGGCACGCAAATCATCGAGGGGTCGTACAACGGCGGTGGCGGCGGTAGCACCGTCACGCTCACGGGCGACACGACGGGCTCGGGTACGGGCACGATCGCCACGCAGACCAGCAACCTCACGATTGCATCGCAGGCGACGGGTGACATCCTCGCACGCGGAGCGTCGGCGTGGCAACGCCTCGCAATCGGCGTGAACGGGCAGGTTCTCACCGTCACCGCGGGCGTGCCAGCGTGGGCCGCTGCGGCGGGTTTCACGAACCCGATGACGGACCCCGGCGACTTGATCGCGGGTGGCGTGAGCGGCACGGCCACGCGCCTCGCGGTGGGCACCGAGAACTACGTGCTCACGGTCAAGTCGGGCGTGCCTGCGTGGGCGTCCGCGGTCGGCTTCGCCAACCCGATGAACAGCGTCGGCGACACGATCTACGGCGGTGCGAGCGGCGTAGCGACGCGGCTTGCCGCGGGCACCGCGGGGTACGTTCTCACCGCGGGTGGCGCGGGCGTTGCCCCGGCGTGGGCCGCAGCGGTTGGCTTCGCGAACCCGATGACCACGGCGGGCGACCTGATCGCAGGCGGTTCGTCGGGCGCAGCGACGCGACTCGCGATCGGCACCGCGGGGCAAGTGTTGACGGTCAACGCGGGTGCCCCCGCGTGGGTGACGTTCAGCGCACTCACGAACCCGATGAACGCCGTGGGTGACACGATCTACGGCGGCACCGCGGGTGCGCCGACACGCCTTGCCGTCGGGAGCACCGGGCAAGTGCTCACGATCGCCGCGGGTGTTCCGTCGTGGGCGACGCCGTACACGAACCCGATGACCACCGCGGGCGACCTCGTGCTCGGCGGCGTGAGCGGAGCGGCGGGGCGACTCGGCATCGGCACGGCGGGGCAAGTGCTCACCGTGAGCGGCGGCACCGCCGCGTGGGCGACGTTCTCCGCGCTCACGAACCCGATGAACTCCGTCGGGGATACAATCTACGGGGGCACCGCGGGCGCCCCGACGCGACTCGCCGTGGGCACGAACGGTCAAGTTCTCACGCTCGCGGCAGGCGTGCCTTCGTGGGCGACGCCGTACACGAACCCGATGACCACCGCGGGCGACCTCGTGCTCGGCGGCGTTTCCGGCGCCGCGGGCCGACTCGCGATCGGTTCTGCGGGGCAGGTTCTCACCGTCGCTGGCGGCACCGCGGCGTGGGCGTCGGCGGTCGGGTTCGCGAACCCGATGACCACCGCGGGCGACTTGATCGCGGGCGGTTCATCGGGCACTCCCACTCGACTCGGCATCGGCTCGAACGGCGAGGTACTCGGGGTCACGGGCGGCGCGCTCGCATGGACGACCGTGCTCTCGAACCCGATGAACGCCGAAGGTGACACGATCTACGGCGGCACCGCTGGCGCTCCGACGCGCCTCGCCGTCGGGAGCACCGGGCAAGTGCTCACGATCGCTGGCGGCGTGCCGTCGTGGGCGACGCCGTACACGAACCCGATGACCACCGCGGGCGACCTCGTGCTCGGCGGCGTCTCGGGCGCAGCGGGGCGGCTCGGGATCGGCACCGCAGGGCAAGTGTTGACCGTGAGCGGTGGCACCGCTGCGTGGGCAACGTTCACGGCGCTCGTCAACCCCATGACAACCGCGGGCGATATGATCGCTGGCGGCGTGAGTGGTGCTCCGGCGCGGCTCGCGGGCGGCTCCGAGGGGCAGTTTCTCAAGTACGTTTCGGGCACGCCATCGTGGCAGACTGTCACGATTCAAGCGAACCCGATGACAACGCTCGGCGACGTTATCACGGGCGGCGTGAGCGGCGCGCAGCAACGCCTCGGTATCGGCACGTCGGGGCAGGTTCTCACCGTGTCCGGTGGGGCGCCCGCGTGGGCTGCGCCAGTGGGCTTCGCTAACCCGATGACCACGGCAGGCGACGTGATCGTCGGCGGCGTCTCCGGCGCCGCAACGCGCCTCGCGATCGGAGCGAACGGGACGTTCCTCGCGTCGAACGGGTCCGCCGTGTCGTGGGCGGCGGGTCTCTCGAACCCCATGACCACGACGGGGGACACGCTGTACGGCGGCGTGAGCGGCGTGCCCACGCGTCTCGCGGCTGGCTCGAACGGAAACGTGCTCACGCTCGCCGCTGGCGTACCGTCGTGGGCGGCACCCGTGGGCTTCGCGAACCCCATGACGACCGACGGCGACGTGATCGTCGGCGGTGTTTCCGGCGCTCCGGCGCGACTCGGCATCGGAGCGAACGGAACGTTCCTCGCATCGAACGGCACGACGGTGACGTGGGCTGCGGGGCTCACGAACCCGATGACCACCGTCGGTGACCTTATTCAAGGTGGCGCGTCGGGCGTGCCCGCTCGACTCGCCGTGGGCACCGAAGGGCAGGTACTCCAGATCGTGAGCAGCGTGCCCGCGTGGGCCACGTTCTCCGCGCTCACGAACCCCATGACGACCGTCGGTGATCTGATCGTCGGCGGCGCCTCGGGGGCGCCCACGCGGCTCGCGGCGGGCACCGCGGGATACGTGCTTACGTCTGGTGGCGCTGGCGTTGCTCCGTCGTGGTCGGCCACTGGCACGACAACGTATACGATCAACTGGACGACTGGCGCCGCGACGAACGGCAACGGCACCGCGACCATCACGTCGGCCAGCGTCGTCACGCTGTCGATCGGGGCGGGCGTCACCGCAGGCTACGCAAGCGGGACGTACACCGCTCCGCGCGTGCGCGTGCCGATGCCGACCGGCGTTGTCGCCTCACGATTCAGAGTCACGCTCCGGCTCGCCTCGTTCAGCGGCAAAACTGGCGGAACGACGCCGTGCGTTACGTTAGAGAATACGGGGTCGGCTGCGTCGAAGTACGGGATGTACTACGCGGGGACCACGATCGGTTCGCAGAATTTTGTGACCGCCGCCGCGATCACGAGCGGCACGCCCGCGTCGCCGCCGCTCTACGACGGAAACGACTGGACCCAACTTACTGCGGACGGAGGCACGCTGGTGTTCGCGTTTGCGCGAGGGACTGGTGGAGCGAGGCCGTCGGATAGCGATTTTCGATCCTGCGGCGCCGTCTTCGCGTACTCTCCGTTCGATACGAAGGGATGGGACCTTGTGGTGCTGATGGCTCAGAATCCGTCCGCGGGCGGCACCGTCACGATGACGTTCGACAACTGCACCGTGGAGGCGCTCTGATGCGTACGACGGACCACGTTCTCTTCTACCTCGCGAGGCCGCTCTCGTCGGATCTTGAGCGGTGCACGGCGCACGTTGTCGAAGTGATTGACGCCGACACCTTGACGATCGACGTGATGCGCCCCGGCGTGCTCGTCGAGCGATTCGTGGCGGTGACACGCTGCGACAACGACGCTCCCGTCGCGGGCTGCTGGTCGACCGAGGCTGGCGGCGTATGATTACCTGCGGCACGCAAATCATCGAGGGGTCGTACAACGGCGGCGTTGGCAGCACCGTCACGCTCACGGGCGACACGACGGGCTCGGGTACGGGCACGATCGCCACGCAGACCAGCAACCTTACGATTGCATCGCAAGCGACGGGCGACCTTCTCGCGCGCGGCGCATCCGCGTGGCAGCGCCTTGCCATCGGCGCGAGCGACTACGTGTTGACCGTCAAGTCGGGCGTGCCTGCGTGGTCTGCGGCGGTGGGCTTCGCGAACCCCATGACCACGGCTGGCGACCTTCTCGCGGGCGGAGCATTGGGCACGCCGACACGTTTCGCAATCGGCACGAACGGTCAAGTGCTCGGCGTCACGGGCGGCGCGCTCGCATGGACGACCGCGCTCACCAACCCGATGAACAGCGTCGGCGACACGATCTACGGCGGTGCGAGTGGCGTAGCGACGCGCCTCGCCGCGGGCACCGCGGGCTACGTTCTCACCGCGGGCGGCGCTGGTGTCGCTCCCGCGTGGGCTGCGGCAGTCGGGTTCGCGAACCCGATGAACGCCGCGGGCGACCTCGTTCTCGGCGGCGTGAGCGGAGCGGCGGGGCGACTCGCAATCGGCGTGAACGGGCAAGTTCTCACCGTGGCCGGTGGCACCGCTGCGTGGGCAACGTTCGTGGCACTCGTCAACCCGATGACCACCGCTGGCGACACGATCTACGGCGGCACTCTCGGGGTGCCGACGCGACTCGCGGGCGGCTCCGAGGGGCAGTTTCTCAAGTACATTTCGGGCGCCCCGTCGTGGCAAACCGTCACGATTCAAGCGAACCCGATGACTACGCTCGGCGACGTCATCACGGGCGGCGTGAGCGGCGCGCAGCAACGGCTCGGGATCGGTTCTGCGGGGCAAGTGCTCACCGTGTCCGGTGGGGCGCCCTCGTGGGCGGCGCCTGCGTTCGTGAGCCCGATGACAACGGTCGGCGATCTGATCGTCGGCGGCGTATCCGGTGCCGCTGGTAGGCTCGGCATCGGCACCGTCGGGCAAGTTCTCACCGTGTCGGGTGGTACGGCGACGTGGCAAACGTCGACCGCGCTCACGAACCCGATGACAACCGCGGGCGATATGCTCTACGCGAACGCTGGCGGTACGCCGCTGCGTCTCGGAGTGGGCACCGCGGGGCAAGTGTTGACCGTGAGCGGTGGCATCCCCGCATGGGTGGCACCGTCTGGCGGCGTCGCGGGGTGGCTCAATCTCTACAACGCAACGGCGTTCTACATGGGCGGCGAGTCGGCGACGGGCTGGGCGGCGGCTGACTACGCCACCGCGAGCGCCGCCGCGGTGGTGCCCGCGTTCGGGCCGGGGCAGTCGATCGTCGTGTGCATCTATCCTAACGCCACGCCGACCGGGCAAGAAATCATCGCTGCCCACAATGCGACGGCGGGCGTAAGAGGGTGGTATATCGCGGTCGGCAACAACGCTGGCGCTCGCAGGCAAGTGCGCCTCTATCTCGCGGGTCTGAACGCATCCGCGGAGGTCGCGCTCACTGGCAGCGATTTCACCGTGTCATCGGCCTACGTGATCGCGATCGTTGTCAAGGCCGACAAGTCGGTCCGCTACTCCGTCAGCGGCGGCGCGGTGCAGACGATCGCTGCTCTCGCTGGAACGTACACCGCGCCCACAAGCGCGGACACGTACGACATCGGTTCGACGCGCGCGTACTCGCCCACGTTCTACCCGCTCGTGTCGGCGCTCATCGGCGAAGTACGAACGTACTCCACCGAACTCTCTGACGCCGACCTCGTGGCCGCGTGCGCGGGCCGCACCACGGGCACGATTCCGTCCGTGGCGAGCGGTACGGTGAGCACCGATTTCTTGCCGTCGGATTTCTGCGGCGGTATTCGCGTGAAGGCGCAGGTTGGTGTAACGTGGCTTCTCAAGGGCGGGGCATCGCTCCGGCCGGTGTAAGAGGAAAAATGAACGAGAATGACATCGCCGAAATGGCTGCGAAGGCAATGGTCGGCGTCGACTGCCATATCGCCTCTGCGATTGGACTTCCGCCTCCGACCGACTGGATGAGCCTGCCCGCGCAAACGCGCGACGAGTCGCTGCGTGCGTGCGCCGAGTACATTGCGAGCCCCGCGCGGGACGGCGAGACGATCGACGAACTGCGAGAGGACGTTCGGCGTGCCGTGGCGAGGTACATCGGGGTATCGCTGCGCGATGTGTAGTTTCCCCTTGCGCTGGCCCCCGCTGCGTGAGTAGGGTGCCCCCGGTGCGTCGCCACGTCGGCGACCACGCAAGGAGCCATCACGATGTTCACCACGATCCTACTCTCCCTCGCGCTGGCCTTCGGATGGGGCACCGAGTCCCCCGCCTCGACCGCCGCCGTGGGCTGGGGCATCGAAGCCCCCGCCGCCTCGCGCTGATCGCGCTCCCGAAATCGGCGGGCGGTCGTAAAGAAACCGCGACCGCCCGTCGTACTAGGGGCATGAACCCCACCCGCTACGACGACGCGATCGGCCCCGATAGCTTCGGCGGCGACGAGTACGCTTCCGACGAACCCACGCCCGAACAGGACGCCGCCGCCGAAGCGATGCTCGCGCGCATCGAACTCTCGCACGCTCAGGCGCAGGAGCGCGAGGCGCTCGACAATCTCACCGAGGCGGCGCGCGCGATCCTCGCGGCGTTCCCGTGCGTCGAGAGCGTTACGATCGTGTGCGAACTGTGCGAGGTCGACGAAGATCGCGGCTCGCGGATGTACACCGCTGAGAAGGTGAACGTGGCGATCGCACCCGGCGCCGTGCTCGACTCTTCGGAGATCGAGTCACTCGCGAGCGACGCCGAGTCGCTCCGTGACGCCTCGCGTGGCCTCGCGTCGAGGGCGGGGCTCAACGACCGCGCGCTCACCGTCACGCGCGACGACGCGGTGGTGGCGTGAGCGCCGCGGAGACACGCGCCGCCGACGCATGGAACGCGGCGCACCCCGTCGGCACCGTCGTTCGGTACTGGAACGGGCCGCGCGAGGGCGCTCCGACGGGCGAGGCGCCGACACGCGCGCCCGCCGCGGTGATGTCGGGCCACGTCTCCGTGTGGATCGTCGGCTGCGTCGGGAGCGTTTCGCTCTCGCACGTCGAGGTGAGCACCGCCGACGCCGAGACGCAGTACGTCGCCGCGCTCGCCGCGTTGTCCGTCGCGCGCACGAACCGCCACGCTCACAAGTTGGGCCGCGGCGAAGCGATGCGCGAGGCGGCGCGGCTGTACGACGAGGAGACGGCGCGACTCGCGCGCATCGTCGATGCGAAGCAGGAGGTCGCCATGCTGGCGGCGGAGCGGTTGAAGGCGACGCAGGGAGGCGAGAAGTGAGCACCGAGAAGGCAATGCCGTGCAGTGAGTTCCTGAACACGACGCTGCACATGCTGCACGTTGCGGCGTGCAGCGCGCAGTCGAGCGCGCAGATGGTGTACGGTGCCCGCGCCGCCGTGCCGTTCACGCGCATCGCGCAGATTCTTCAAGCGATGCAGAACGGCCAGTACGACGACGCCGCGGAGCAACTCCGCAAGTTCGCGGAGGGGAAGTGAGGCGCACCGGGAGACACCCGAAGTGGATGCGCTTCTCGCTGGAGTTCCACCACGCGGGCGGCAACTGTTGGGTGCTGGAGCGCAGCGGCTACAACCGATACCGATTTAGCGGCGACGCCGAGCACTTAGAGTATCGGTTCTACACTGGCGAGGATGCCTTTCGCGCGCTCGTGTACGGGCTGTTTCGACGCTACGTCGAGGTGCTCGACAACCGCGAGTACGTTGTGTTCGGGTACACGACGACGCCGTTGTGGCGGTTGTTCGACGGCGTGCGCCTCGTCGAGCATCGCGACGGGCGGGCGACGGAACTCATGCGGTACGTTCGGGCGTAGCCTCCCGCGAACGTTCCGTGTATCGTCGGCGCGTGAGCGCATCCACGCACGTATGGGTTCCCGACGCCGCTACCCGAGCAGCGGGCGAGCGGGCGCAAGTCCCGTATCGCTTCGCGGTCAACGTCCCGCCCGGTGAGCAATGGTCACCGACGCCCGCGCTCGTGGCGCTCAAAGAAGAAATCGTTCGCGCGTGGCCCGGTATTTCGTCGGGTGGGATGGTTCGTCCGTCCGATCGTCGGAACGGCGGTCACGACGCGCATTTGGAGGGCAACGCCATTGACGCGATGGTCGTCAACAACGCGAACCGCCCCGCGAACGGCGACGCGCTCGCGAATTTTCTCGTGCGCAACGCGGAGTACCTCGGCATCCAGTACGTTCTGTGGTCGATGTACGAGTGGTCCGCTTCGCGCAACGGCCCGCGGTGGGATCGGTACACCGGGAGCCAGGACCACCGCGATCACGTCCATTTTGAGCTTTCCCCGGATGCGAGAACGTGGCCCGCCGACGTGATGCGTGCTCGCGTCCGCTCCGCCCTCGCGGCGTGGTCCGCTGCGCCCGAAGCGACGGGGAACACGGTGGCGTACGTCGTCGGTGGCGTCGCCCTCGCCGCAGCCCTCGCGGTGGTTTTCGGTTCGCGCCGGTAAAGATTCTCGCGCCTCGCGTCGTAGAATATGGCGTGAACGCCCTACGCCGCCGACTCCAGAAGCGACGCCGACGCGAGCCCGACGCGCCCACCGAGGAGGCGCAGCGGGCCGTCGTCGAGGCGAACCGGGCGCTCCGTCGCTACCTCCGTGCCGTGCGTTCGGACTCGCAGAACTGGCGCCTGCGCAGCGTGGCGAGGCTCCGCACGTACGGACTCGCGCCCGACGCGTGACACGCCGCCGCGACCCGTGTATCGTGACGCCGTGAACGCGAACGCTGCCCTCCTCTTCACGTACGCCCCTCGCACGATCCCCGCCGCTGGCGACCCCGTCCCGTGCCCGACGCGCGGCGTTCCGGGGATCGTCACCGTGCTCGGCATCGCCGCAGGGTTCGGTCTGGGGTACATCCTGTCTGGCGCCGACTCCGACAAGCGCGCCCGCGAGGCGTACGCGCAGGGCATCGCCCGCGCTCCGAGGCCGAGGATCGCGTGAAGCGTTCGCCCCGCAAACGTCGCCGCCCGTACACGCGCAACGGCGTCGAGAACATCGACGGCGTGTCGCCCGTCCTGTACCGCAGCGTGTCGCCCGACGAACTCGCGGACATTTTCGCGACGGGGCGCATCACGGGGCGCGGCAACACGTTTTCCGGCGACGGGCGCGATATGGTGTTTTTCGGCGAGACCAGCGTCGAAGACGTGCTCTCGCAGGGCGAAGACACGCTGCGGGCGGTGAGCACGGACCCGAAGTACGACGCCGCCCGCGCGATGCTCCGCGACCTCGATGCGCAGGAACGGGAGGCCCACACCGCGCTCAAGGCGCTGTACGACCGCCACGGCATCGACCCGCACGATTACACCCCGTGGTCGCACCCGAAGGCCGTTCGCGACGCCGTGGAACGCCTCGAACGTGCGATCAAGAGCGCGTCGGCGGCGTACGACAAGATGCAGCGCCCGTGGTTGCGCAAGGTCGAAGCCGAGACGGCGAAGGTCCGCGAGCGCAACCGAAAACGTTACGGCGCCACGAGTTTCGTCGTCGAGTTGCACAACGTGGCCTACGGCGTACGTTTCACCGACGCGGACTCGTACCACCAGACGGCGGAGGTAGGATTCGACCGCCCCGATGGCCCGTACATCGGCAATCGTCTGAGCAAGATCGCTCGCGTGTGGCCGGTGCTCGACGGGCGCAAGTTGCCCGCGCTCACCCCAGATGCCGCCGCGCGCATGGTGTTGAAGTACCGCAAGGCGCTGGCCTAGCGGTTGCCTCGCGCCGTCGCGGTGCGTACTATCGCTCGCATGAACCCGAAGCAACTCATGCGCACCGTCGATCGTGCCCGCAAGGCGATCCCCAACGCGATCCGCGAGGTCGAACATCACGTCGCCACCGCCGAAACCGTGCTCGACGCGGGGCAGGTTTTCGTCGGCTCAATGCGTGACGCCGTCGAGCGCGCGAAGTCGGCGCTCGGGATGGTGCCGCCCGCACTTCTGAACCCGCCGAAGAAATCGACGCGCGGCTGAGAAGAACAGCGTCGCCGCGACCGTACAAGCACGGTTGCACGTTGACGTTTGCCAAATTCGCGGTGTATCGTCGCGCGTATGGCACTCCCCTCAATGCGTCCGCAATCCCCATTCAACGTCTACGTCGACACGGAGGCGCAAGTTCCCGGCAAGGAAGGCGCCAGCGCCGCCCTCATCGCGCAGTTCAACCAGATGCTCCGCGGCACGCTCGTCTTCGTCGACGAAAACGACGCCCTCTACTACAAGGGGTCGACCGGCACGTACCTCTCGGGCAACCGCATCGTCCTGCTCTCCTCGGGGTCGGGCGGTGTCGACGGCGTGGATGGGATCTTCTCGAACACGGCGAGTCTCGTCGCGGTCGGAAACCTCGTCGCGAAGGGCATCAACCCGAACTCGGTCGTGCTCGCCGACGCCTCCGACGGTACGCTCCCCGCGTTCGGCGTCGTGGTCGACGTGATCGACACCCTGACGTGCGTCGTCCGCGAGTTCGGCGAGTGCGCCACGATCACTGGCGGCGGGGCGTTCACCCCCGGCGCGACGGTGTACCTCTCGGAGACCGCGGGCACGGCCACGACGACCGCTCCGACGACCGCGGGCGCCGTGGTGCAGAAGATCGGCGTCGCGAAGTCGGCGACCGAAGTGATCCTCGGCGCGACGCCGACGTTCTCCGCGAGCATCTACGCGCAGAACGGCACCGACGCGCAGCCGTCGTGGTCGTTCGCCGCGTCACCCGGAACGGGAGCGTACCGTTTCGACGCCACGACGATCGCGTTCTCGCTCGGTGGCGTGCTCGCCGCGCGGATGCAGACCGACGGTTTCGGGTACATCGGCACCGACGCGGAGACGAACACGGACACGAACGTGCTGGTCCTGAATCATCTGTCGTCGGGCACGACGGCGGCGGGTTTCGGAACTGCCATCGCGTTTCAGGTCGAACTCCCCGCTGGTGGGGCGCCCGTGGCGATGGGCAAGGTCTCGGGCGGCATGGCCGTCGCGACGCCCGGTGCGGAGCAGGGGCGCGTCGATATCGTGCCCGCGTTCGCGGGCACCCTCGCGTCGGTCGGCATCCGCACGCGAGCGCCTTCGGCGGCGGCGGCGCTCCTCAACGGCCTCGAAGTGCTCCCCGCCACGAACGCCGCAGCGGTCACGAGCGGCGTGTCGATCGCGCCTTACGCCGCGGCGACCGGCAGCGCTGACGTATCGCTCTCCCTGCGCCCTCGCGGAGCGGGGCGCACGATGCTCCGTGACTCCGGTGACACCCTCACGGTACTCGGTGTCGAGCGAGTCGGTTCGGGCGCGCTCTCGGGCATCGTCGCATGGAGCAGCACCGCGACGGGCGTAACCAGCGCGACGCTGAACGCGACGAGCGGCGTGGTGACATTCACCGATGATGCAGCGACCACGCTCACGATCTCGAACACCCTCGTCACCACGTCGTCGCTCATCTTCGTGAACATGCAGACCGCAACGTCGAACTCCGTGAACATCCGTCGGGCGGTGCCCACGCTGGACACGATCACGATCGAACTCTCCGGCGCCCCCGGCGCGACGAACTACGCGATCGCGTTCCTCGTCATCAACCCCGCCGCGTGATCGCCGCTTGAATAACCTCCGCGCCGCGGCGTACAACGGCGCGGAGGTATTCATGTCCGATCAACCGAACGTTCCCACTCCCCCCGACACCCTCTCGCCGAACGACCGTGCGCTGTTCGGCGAGGCGCACTACCGCGCCCTCGCCGCATCGCACGCGCTTGCCGCAGCGAAGGTCGAGGCCGACGCCGCGTCGCAGCACCAGCAGAGCATCAACGCGATGCTCGGGCACAAGTACGCCCTCACCGAAGCCGACCGCCTCGACCTCGCGACGGGCAAGATCACGCGCAACGCCGTGCCCGCGCCCGTGCAGCCCGCCGCCGCGCAGTAGTCCGCCTACGCCTCCGCGGGCAATACCCGCGCGAGCGCCTCCCGCACCGCATCCGACCTCGAAATCACCGCACCCGGACGCTCCGCTAGCACACGCTTCACCTCGCAGTCGAGGCGACGCGAGAGCGACGGCGTGATCCGCAGGTTCAACGCCACCGTCGGCCGCTCGCTCTCGACCACCGCCACCGCGGGCTTCTTCACCTTCTTCGACATACGGGCGATTGTGCCTACGTTTGGCGCTCGCGTCAACGTCACGCTTTTTGTTGCGTTGTATTACGATGCGTGCGACAAGCGGCGCATGGGTGCTGTTTCCGAGTCTGCGCAGGGGGCGTTGTACGACCGTGAACTCGTGGATCGCGCCCGTTCGGGCGACCGCGCCGCGTTCACGGAACTGGTGAGGAGGCATACGCCGCGCGCCCGCGCGATGGCGTTCGGGGCGTGCCGCGACGCCGAAGCGACGCACGATATCGTGCAGGAATCGTTTCTCCGCGTGTGGCGTCACCTCGACGAGTTCGACGGTCGTGCATCGTTCGCGACGTGGCTCTATCGCATCGTCGCGAACCTCGCGATCGACCACCACCGCCGCAATCGTAAAGCGTCTCTCGCGGTTTCTATCGACGACTGCGACGACTCGCAGTTGCCCACGACCGCGGACGAAACGGACCCGTGCGCCGTCGCGCAGGATCGCGAGCACGAGGCCCGCGTCGTCGAGGCGATCCACACGCTCTCGCCCGCCCACCGTGACGTGCTGATCGCGCGGGCGAACGGCAAGGCGTACACCGCGATCGCTGCGGAGCAAGGCATCCCGAAGGGCACGGTGATGTCGCGACTGTTTCACGCGAGGCGCGCGTACGCCGAAGTGATGCGCGGAGAAGAAAACGGTCACGTCGATGAAAGAATCCCGACGGCGGGAGCGTATGAAGGGGCAGGAGAAGACGACATGGATATCACGAAGCAGGCATGCAACATCGGCAACGTGGCGAAGGGCGTTCCGGCCCTCGCGGACCCTACGAAGGACATCAAGATCGTCGCGGAAGGCGTCGAGGGCGGGCTGTTCGTCGCCCCGACGGACGCGACCCGCGGACTCGTCGACCCCGACGCGTCCGACGCCTCGGAGCTCCGTGCGCTCTACGCCGACACCGACGGTTTCATCGCGAGCGGTCACTACCGCGCCGCGCATCACCTGAACATGCTGCTCTCGGTGCTCATCGACGGGCAGCAGACCGAGCCCAAGGTGGTTCAGATCAAGGGCGACACGAACGTCTACACGAAGGTCGGGCGCTCGCGCCTCGTGTGGTGGGCGATCGTGTGGGAGTGCCTCGCGGGCACCCGCGATGTGAAGGCCCTCCGCGCGGTGGTCGCGGAGCGCCGTGAGACGCTCGGCGCCAACTGGCGCCCCGACTTCAGGGTGATGAGCGGCGGGCGTGGCACCGCGAACGCCGACGAGTACACCGCCGAGGTGATGCTCGAAAACACCGGGCGCAAGGTGATCGGCGAGCGCGGGCTCTACACGATGGCGATGCACCGCATCGGCGAGTGGGCGAAGGCCCACCGCAACGACGCGAAGGCGCCCGCGCCTCCGTACGGCGAGATCGCTCGCCACGTCAACCGGACCGAGAACGTGGTGCGCTCGTGGCAACGCCTCTCGATGCAGAACGCCGACGTGATCGACGCGGTGTTCAGCGACGCGATTTCGATCAACGCCGTCCTGCAAGTGTGCCGCAACGGCGCCTCGCCCGACGAGGTGAGCCGCATCGTCGCCGAGATGATCGCCGCGGGCGCCACGAGCGTTCGCGACGCGATCGCGACCCGCCGCGCCTCCGCGGAGTACGTGTCGAACTCGACGGTCGACGATCGCGACGACGAGGGCGGCGGCGAACGTTCGGGCGGCGGCAACGGCGAGCGCACCGAGCGCGAGTCGCCCGACGCGGTGACCGGCAGCGGCACGCCCCGCGTCCCCGTGCAGTTCGCCGAGAAGCCCCTCGGCGCACGGTTCGCCACCGCGTACGGTGAGGGTCTCAACAACAAGGGGAACCAGCACGAGACGTTGGCCCTCGCGTGCATGAAGCTCGCGAGCATCGGGTGGGCGTCGCTGAACAAGCGCGAGAAGGACGCCATCAAGGGCGTCGCCTCGCTCTACGGGGCCGTCGAGGATGCCCGCAAGAAGGCCGCGGAGAAGGCGAAGAAGGTCGCCGAGGCCATTGCTCGCGCGAAGGGCGACCCGAACACCGACCCGAACGCCGCATCGCTCGTGACCGACCCGAAGTGACGCACCCCGACGGCCTCCCTCGCCACGTACGGCGGGGGAGGCGTCGCCGTACCTAGACACGCCCCCTCCCGGTGATTACCTCTCTCGCGCGCAACCAGCGCGGAGGAACCACCGAGATGCCCACCGACACCGCCCCCGAAACCACGCCCGACGATACGACCGCCGACGATGCCGAGGGCACCGACTACGGCGACGTTCTCGCGGACCTCGACGAACTCACCGACCGCATCGCCGACCTCGAACGTGACGAGCGCAAGCGCCTGCGCACCGAGGAGTCGCTCCGCGCGGCGAAGAACGGCCTGATGGCGGCGCTCGCCGCTTCGACGCCGCGTGAGTTCGTGCTCGCCTGCTCGCAGGCGTGCGCGCTGCTCGTCGCCGAAGCGGGGGCGAAGTCGATCGCGAAGAGCCTCCGCAAGACCGTGCAGACGTTCGCCGACGCGACCGCAGACGTCGACCCGACGAAACTGCTCGACCTCGTCGAGTCGCTCGGTGTCGACCCGATGGTGCTCGCGGGGTTCCGTGATGCGTTCAAGCGAACGGGCAAGAAGGCCCCGTGCGGCGCGAGCAAGTGCCCCGGAGGCCCGTGCCCCGGTGGGCGGTGCGAGGCGCCCGCTGGCGGCTCCGCAGCGCCCGCGGAGGTGGTGCTCCGACCCGTGGTGAGGGTGCATGAGTACGCCGACCGCACCGAGGAGCGCGTGATGGTCGCCGGGTGCTCGCGTGAGAGCGTGCGACTCACGAAGTCGTCGGGGTGCTACTTCATCGAAGCGAAGACGAACGCGGGCGTCACGTTCCGCGGAGCCATCCCGTCGGTTATGGCGTCGATGGGTCGCGAGGCGATCGTGTCGTGGGACGAGGAGAGCGGCGAACTGGTGCTCACGTTCCCGCGCGTCGGCGAAGTCGTCGAAGTGACGATTCCTGCGCCCGATACGACGCCGCCTGCGGAGGTGTGAAACGGAAACGCGGCGGAGTCCGACGCTCCGCCGCGTGCCGTTCTGGTGGGGAGTGAGAAGATCAGCCCGCGGGCACGAACGCGATGCGACCGACGCCGCCGAGCCGCAGCGTCGCGGCCTTCTCTGCGCCCTCGGTGTACTCGAACCGCTGGCCGTCGGCGTCGAGCGTGACCACCACCCCTTCGTCGGAGAGGGTGAGCGACACGATCTTCGCCGTAGTCGGGAGCTCCGACACCTCGGAGGGCTCCTTCGGTTCGCGGGTCTTGCGGACGAGCCCCTCGGCGTTCTGGAGCGAGAGGCCCGCGGCCTGCGCGGCGCGCTGGAGCTCCGAGAGCACGGCCTTCTTCGCCCCGCACGTCTTCACGTCGATGCTGGCGAGCGACGCCACCGCGGCGTCGGGGCCGAGCCCGAGACCGGAGAGCGCGTCGAGCGCCCGCTGAGAGAAGCCGCACTCGCTAAGACTGGATTCACTGGTAATCGTCGACATTGTGTTCGTCCTACCTTCCGAGTGTTGAACGGGCGAACGTCGCCCGTTATTCAGGATGCGCGTCGCAAATCCGCGCGTCCACGATGCGCGCAGAATCGCGTCGGGCCACGGCGCACTCACCGTCGCGAGCGCAACCGACGGCGCCACTTCGTCGAGCGCGTAGAGCAACGCGAACATCGCCGCGTCGTACTGGTGCGCGTATGCGGGATCGCCGCCGTCTGCCGCGAGCGAGAGCAACTCCCGCGCGACGATTGCGTGCGAGTCGGCGCCGGAGCGCATCGCTGCGACGAGTCCGACCACGACGGGGTTTTCGCGCGTGAGGTGCAGCGCGAGTCCGATGCCGGACGCGACGTGGATTGTCGATGCTGCCCCGTAACGAAGCGCGTCGAGGCAAGTGCGGAGTGCGTTGCTCACGAGTTACGCAGCGTAGAAACGAGCGCGCAGAGCGTGATCGCCGACGCCACGTCGTCGCCGTCACGCGCCGCTACGTCGGCGAACCAGCGATCCCCGCGAACGTGAGCCACGAGCCCCGCGAACTTCTCCGCGAGCGCGTAAGCCTGCGTCTCTACGTCGTCGGCCCACGATGGCTCGCACCCGAGCGCACGGGTGAGCGCGTCGTTGCGGGCCGTTGCCGGTGCCGCGGTGCCGTTCTCGACGCGCTTGAGTTGCCCCACCGAGAAATCGCCTCCCGCCTCCTTGATCGTGACGATCAACGCCTCGGGGGAGAGTTTGCGTCGCAGCCTCATGCGCTCGACGAGTTGCCCGCGCAGGATGAGCCGCGCGTGCTCCGTCGAGTGCGGCGTCGGCATGGAACCACGCACGACGAGTGCGGACGACGAAGCGCCGTCCCACGTCGAGCGTGCGGTGTCGATCGCGTTCGCGAGCCCGACGAGGGTGCCCGTGTTCTCGACGTGACCGAGAATCGCGCGCTCGATCTTCGCCCACTCCTTCGCGTTGAGCGACTCGGGCGGCACGCAGCAACACACCTCGAACGCGCGCAGAAACGCATCGCGAGCATTCTTGAGTGCGTTCGCTGCGGGCTGCGCCCGTTGATCGTCGGGGATGAACCCGTACGGGCCGAAGCCCATCGGGCCGGTGATCGCGAGCGTTTCACGTTCGCAGTCCTTACGGGTGCGACCGCCCGTCACGAAGCCGCGCAGCACGGAAACGGCGACGGTGAGTTGCGTGGTGCCGCACCACGTCGCGGCGAGGTCGGCGACCGCGACGCAAGCGTGACGGTCGGAATCGGTGGGGTGCTTATTGCGGGCCACGTTCTTCCTCGATGCCCGTGACTCTCGTCGGGCCGTACGTCACGTCGGCGCTGCCCGCGCCGAGCAGGGCGGCGAGCGACTCCTTGAGCGTCTCGATAAACGCCGCCTCGTCAACGTCGGGGCGGCACACCAAAATGCCGATCGCATCGCGCCCTCCGGGGTCGATCGCACCGAAGAGTTCCACGATCGCGCCCTTCGTGTTCGTCGCGCGCGAAACGCCGTCGAGGATTTGACGAAGGCGCCGGTTCTCGGCGGCGAACTGGTTGAGTTTCGCGAGCCGTTCGGAGTCGCTGAACCGCTCGAATTCCTGTTCGTCGATGAAGGTCACGTCGCCACTCCCGCCACGTCGGTCGGCGCGACCTTGCCACGGGCCGACGCTCGCGTCGCCCGCTTGCCGACGTGCGTCACGGTGAAATCCACCTCGCGGGCGCGCTTGTCTTCGCGGATGAGCGCGTCGAAGTTGTCGACGTTCACCACGTCGCAGTCGGCGGGCATCCCAACGAAGAACCGCCACCCTCCGAGAATCCCGTGCTCTTCGTCACGGTCGACGATGTGCGGGTCGGTCGCGGCGGACCAGCCGTCGCAGTCGGTGCGCCACACGCAGTCGAAAACGTCGGTCATCACGGCATCGTGCGGCTTGCCAGTGAGCATCGCTCCGCAGTCGGGGCACGCCTTCGCGTTCGGCTTCGCGGCGAGAACGTCGTTGCAGCACGCCTTGCGAGGCGTGTTCGGGGCCGCGCACACGCGCAGGAACTCCGCCACGAGCGAGCGCACGGCGTCGATCGCGCTGGTGAACGGCTTGCCCGTCCACCACACGAACATCACCGTCGATCGCAGACCTTCGGCGTAGCCGGTCGAGAGACACACCGCCTTGATCTTCAGGGGAATCGTCATCGTTCCTCGTCGTTCCGTTGCGGCACTCGCGCGCCCGCCAGAACGGCGAGCGTGTGTGCGGTTTTCTTGCACTGCGCATCGTGCTCGCGCAGCGATCGATCGCCAGCGCCGAACGGCGGCGCGTTGTCGATCGTGGCGAAGTACGCCCGCGCCGCGAGGCGCAGCGCCGCAGCGTCGGCGAGAGCAGCGTCACGCTCGTCGATCGTGGCCCTGAGTGCCTCGATCGCGTCACCGAGTAGAACTTCGTAGTCGGCGGAGTCGGCGCGCAGGCGATCGACTCGCGCTACCGCGGCGTCACGCTCGGCCGTGAGCGTAACGATCGTGGCCCGCGGGTCCGTGCCGTCGGCGTCGAGGCCGAGCGCGATTGCGAGCGACACGAGCGCGTCGAGTTCGCTCTCCCGGTGCGAAACGGTGGTCCGATCGTGGTCGAGACCCACCACGGCGCAGGCGCTCCACGCGCCTTCGGTGCGGGCGTCGAGCAGCGCGCGCTCGCTCTCCGTGAGGGCGTGCCAGATCGTGTCCATGCGGTCGCGGAGATCGTCGGCGACCTTCGGGTTGATGCCGTCGAGTTCGACCATCGCCCGTTCGAGGAACAGGTACGTTCGCAGCGCCGTACCCATGCCCGTTGCGTCGGTTGGCACCGAGAGTACGTTGACGTTCGTCGTGACGCGCACCGAGTCGGTCGCGTGCCTCGATTGCAGCGCCGCCGTGATGCGCTCGCGCAGTTGTTCTTCGGGCTTCATCGCTGCTCCTCGCTTGCCGCGGACGGGACGGTGGGCGTGTCGATCGCTTGCCACCGCGCGCCGTCGGGAGGCATATGGAAGTGCCCGCGCGTGTCGTTGATCTCGACGTACTCACACGACGTTCCGAAGAACGCCACGCGCACCACGTCGCGCTTGCCGTCGGGGGTGAGAATCCACCAGAAGCCTTCATGGGTCGGCGCATCGATCCACGGGTGTCCTCGCACGACCGTCGATCCGTCGTCGAGCGTGAGCACGACGCCGTGGTGCGCCACGGAGCGCAGAACGTCGTCGAGTCTCGCGAGTTCATCGCCGGTCGAAGCGACGGTGAACGCCAGATCGGCGAACGTATCCGGGTCGCACGGATGCCGCAGTTCGATCGCCAGCGCCTCGTTGGGCGTGATGATTCTTCTTGCCGTCACTTGACCACCTCACCGACCTTGCGACCGTTGCGCTTCGCGCCGAACATCTTGAACCGCGCGTGATCCTCTTCGGAAACGAACGGCGCCCGCGCGGTGATGTAGGCGCCCTTGACGATAGCTGCACCGATCGAACGTTGCGCATCCACGAGGAGTCCTGGGATCGGTTCGCCGTGCTCATGCCAGAAGGCCAGCGCCTCCGTCGCTTGCCGGATCGCGTCGCGAAGATGCGACTCATAATCCCGGTAGTCCGCGGCGGCGTTATCGCAGATGTGGCGATCGTCGGGATCGCTTGAATCGCTGATGGACGGACGTTTCACTTCGCGCCTCCGACGAACCACCCGCGAATCGCGCTGAGAACGCCGACCGAAATCAGAAGCCACCCGAAGCCCTCGACGATCGCGCTCACGGCACCACCGTGGGGATCATCGCACGGGCGACGATCATCTGCGCGCACGCCTCGCGATCCTCGGGGCCGCACTTCTCCCTCACCTCGCACTCTACGGCGTCGAGCGCGTCGCACACGAGCGCGCCGTCGTAGCGCATGGCCCCGTCGCACGCCTCGCGAACGATCGCAGCGTGCTTCGCGAGGAGCGTCGCCACCGCCTCGGAGAACACCGCCCCGTGCCGCGTGGCGACCCGTTCCACCGTGGCGTTGCCCGCGGAGAGCGTACGCCCTCCGACGCACACGGTCACGTCGCTGGCGCGGAACTCCCCGTCAACCAGAACGGTGACCCTCGCGCCTTCGGGGGAGGTGAAACGTACGCCGTGTCGAGGTTCCATCGCACGTATAGACGTTCGGCGCGGCGTTTTATTCATCGACGTCGCGCCCGCCGACGCGAGTCTTCTTGCCGCTCACGAGATCGTCGAGGTCGGCGAGCGTCGCGAGCAAGTCGTCTACCTCGCCCTGCGCTTCGAGACGCGTAGCGATCGGAAACGAGAGCGGGTTCTTCTGCACCGTGCGGAGCGCGCGTGCCGCCGTACGGAGGGCCGCGAGCGTCACCGTACGCACGGCGGCTGCGGCGGCGAGTTGCCGCGAGAGTCGCGCCCCGCGCGCCGGGAACGGCACGTCGGGCATCCTCTGGTGCCGGTGGGCGGTCGAAACGTCGCTGTCGTCGTGCGCCGCGGTGTGTAAATCGCCAGTTTGATGCTGCATGGTGGGTGAGACGGGACCACCGTTCGCACTATTCAACCGCGCCGCGCGTGTGTTATCGTGGTTCGCGTAATGCTCGAAACACTCGTGCCCATGCTCCCCGCGCTACCATTTCTCGCGCAGGTCTCACCCGCGTTGTGGGCGGTGATCGACGCGGGCGGATCGAAGGCGGTCATCGGGGTTCTGATCGGCGTGGTGGTCTACCACGCGCGGCAGAACACCGCGCTGCACGAGGCGATCCACGCGCGCGACAAGGAGCACGGCGATAGAGTTCAAGCGATTCACGCGGCCCATGCGGCGACTGTGCAAGCCTTGCAAACGTCGCATGCGGAGGCTCTCGCGCGCGTCACCGAGCAGCGCATCGACGAGATGGAGAGCATCACTAAGGGTATTGCCGCGCTTGACAGCGCCGCCCGCGTAATTGAATCATTGCCGAGAGGCAAACGCTAGATGTCCGCCGACGCACAAACCGACCCCATCACCGACGACCTCGCGGCCCGATACGCGAGGGCACTCAACGCGAAGAACGCTGCGATCGGGACGCTCACCGAGAGCATCGCGCGCTTGCACGCCGTGATCGAGGCGCTTCACCCGCAGCCCCGTGTGCTGATCGTGGAAGACGACGAGTTTCTCGCGACGCAACTCGCGGGGATCGTCGGCGAGGAGACGGGGACGAAAACGGTCGTGTGCTGCACCGCCGACGACGCGATGTACGCGGCGCAGCGGGCCGACGTGGGCGACTTCGCGGCGGCGATCATCGACCTCGACCTCCGCCACGCGCAGCACAACGGCATCACCGTGGCCCACGCGCTCCCCCGCGGCGTCGCGGTGTACTTCGTGACCGGCGCGATGCCCGACGAACTGGAACGTGCAGCGCGGACAGTGAGCGCGATGGGCGCGTACGAGAAGCCGCTCGCGCCCGACACGCTCACCGCGATCTGCAAGCAGATCAAGGCGCGCATCGAGCGCGGCGACGCACCCGAGTCGGTGCACTAGCGGACGTTCGCCGTCAGTAGTTCTTCGTGACGGAAACTGGCTCGGCGGCGCGTATCGCGTCGGCGTCGGGACGGTCCGCTACTGGCGTGATCCCGAAGATGGCCTCGCACGCAGCGCGGCCCTTCGGCGTGAGCCACGCGCGGAGCGAGACGAACGAAGTCGTCTCACCCGTGCTTCGATGGTAGTGCACGCAAACCGTAGTGTTCGTCGCGACGAGACCACGCGCTCGCAGAAGGCCGAACGAGGTGTTGCGAGGCAGCGTGCACTCGGCCTCCTCGCGCTAGTTCCAGTCCGCGAGTTCGCGCAGTGCGGCGATCATATCGAGGGTGAATGCGTCGTCGTTCATAGTGCCCCTTCTACGCATCGAGCGCCGCCGACCTTACGGCCCGTGTGCGATTGTTCGCCGATTGCGCGGGGTGCTGCGTTCGTGTAGTGTCACGGCATGGCAACCTCGAAGAAGCGCACCGCGGCGCACAACCCGAAGCGCAAGCGCGGCACGCGCCCGATGAACGTCACGTCGCACGCATCGCGGCTCGCGAGCCTTCGCTGGCAAGCCTCCGACGCCCACGAGGCGCTCACGATCGCGCTGGAGCGACGCGACTGGCCCTCGGTGTCGAGGTACGCTGCGCAGTTGAATGCGCTCGACCGCGAGGTGTACCGCATGGAGAACATCCCCGAGCGCGGCCCGTCGTTTATCGATAGTCTCCGCACGGCGGGCGCGAAGTACGGTCGCGGGAAACTCCCGCGGTGAGTCACGCCACCGCGTCGAAGAACGCTCCGTTCTCGTCGCGGAAGCGGAGCTCCACGATCGACCCGCTCTCGTAAATCTCGCACAACCCGCGCGAGTGGGCGTCGTAGAGCGCCATCGACACGTCGCGGCGCGAGTACCCGAGCCACGCCCACGCGGCGTGATCGAGCGCCCGCGACGCCGAGCGCGTCTGCCGCACGAGGGTGAGCGCAAGCGTCACGACCTCCTCCGCGGCGAGTGAGAACCACGCGCGAGCGACGCAGCAGGGGCCATCCGACGTCTCGACTTCATCGACGAGAAATCCCCACGCCTTGAGTGCCTTGTAGGCGTTGCGTCGGGCGATCTTCTCGTCCGCCATCGACCACATTTTGCCGCCGACGAACTCAGTCTCGGGCACGGGACCGGCGTCCGTCCACGTCGCGTTGAGCACGGAGTAGTGCATCCCGTCGCGGTACACGGGCGTGTTGTACCCGCGCTCGCGCGCCTGCTCCACGGCAGTGCGCAGCGTGCGCGACTCGAAGAGCGCATTCACGAAGGCGATGGGGTCGTTCGCCTCGCGCATCGTAGCGGGGGAGCGGACGGACTTCGTGAACTTCTCGGTGGTGTTCATGGTGCCCCTTCTACGCCGCTCGCGAGGCTGTTCTTACGTGAGAATCGCGAGCATCGCCTTCGCGGTGGCGACGAGGCCGTCGGCCCGCGCCGCGTTGAACAGCGCACGGGCGTCGGTGAGGCGCCGCAGCGCCCGCGCGACCGTTTTCGGCGACGGGCGGTAGCCGCGATCCATGCGCTGCGCGAGCGCGCTGTAGTCGCACGCGGCGGCGAGAAGGTCGGCGGTTGCGGAGCGGAGGTTCTTGTCGGTGTGCATCGGCGGGGTCTCCTAACGCCGCAAGCCCCGCGGCGCTAGCCTACGGGGCGGGGTGCGTGCGCCGTGGGCGCGCGTCAGTTGAGTTGCGCAGCGATACGCGGGAGGCATTCTTCGACGCTCGCGCCGAACGCCTGCACGGAGTAGGAGAAGGACCGACCGCGGTAGGTCTTGCCGGTGACGAAGCACTCAGCGAACGTTCTGCCGTTCGGGAGCGTGCAGAACGAAACGGACGCACCGAGGATGTGGGCCTCGCGGGCCTTGCGGTTCGCGGCCTTGCGAGCGACGTAATCGCTCTGGAACTTCTCGACCATCGCGGTGACGGATGCGGGTGCGGTGATGGTATCCACGGTGTCCTGTTCCTTCTTCGGGGCGTCACGCCCTCGATGCCACTTGTACGCTCCGACTCGCGGCGACCTTACGGCGCCCCGCCGATTTACTTGCTCGCGCTCACGAACGCTTGCGCGGCGGTGACGGCGGCGCTCCCGAGCGCACGCAGGTTCGCGGGGATCACGCACTCGTCCGAGTCGAGCCACGCGGCGAGTTGTGCGGCGTGCTCGGGAACGTATGCGCTGATGGTGCCGTCACGAACGATCCTACTCGTCGCTTGACGCATTGCGCCGTAGGTGTCGCCGATGAGGGCGTAGGTGAGTTCGATGGGCGACCCGAGGGGAGCGAGGCGGGGCGTGCGGCTGTTCGTGTTCACGGTGTCCTGTTCCTTCTTCGGGGCGCGTCGCCCTCGATGCCACTTGTACGTCGCCAGAACGGGCGACCTTACGCCGCCCCGCCGATTTCACTTCGGCGCGTAGACGCTGGCCTCGCGCCCGCGAAGGCCCACGCCCTTGCTCCGCTCCAGAAGCCCGCGGCGCACGGCGGTTTCCAGCGCGTTGTGCACCACGAGCCGCTGGCGCTTCTCGATCAAGTCGTCGAGCCCGCGGAGGCGCATCCCGCCGATCGCACCGTCGCGCAGGTACTCCGCGACGAGCGTCGCGGTGAGGCTCGGCTCGGGCAACCGAGCGTTGAACTTGCGGCGCTCGCGCCACGCGGCGTAGATCGCCGTCACTTCTGCGACCACAACGGTAACAGCGTCGTCGGAGTAGATCATGTTCTTCGGTCCCTTCAACGCGGCGAGCCGCGGCCCGTAAGGGTGCGCGGCTGTTGCGGGCGGCGCTCAGGGCGGTTCGGCGTACCGCGCATCGAAGCGGTTCGCGAGGGCGCGCGCCGCATCGATCTTGCCCTGATCGTAGCCGTCGGTGCCTTCCATGTCCTCTTCGTTGTCAGCGTGCGCAGAGATCGCTGCCCATAGAATCCGCATTTCTTCTTCGCTGAACTTCATGGTGCCCTTCATACGCCCGTCGCCCGCCGCTTCTTTACGCTGCCCCGCCGATTCTCTCACGGTGCTTGAAAACAAGCCTCCCGTGCTCGCGCAGGGGAGGCCGGTGGGTAGTGGGGCGCTCAGGCGGGCATCCACATTGTGCAGCAACCGAGATCATCGTCGCCGAAGGCGCCCATCGAGAGGTAACCCGCGTCGGCCATCACGGCGGCGATGCTCTCGCGCATGCTCGACGAAACCTCGTCCGTCATGCCGTCGTCCGTCGTGGGTCGAAACGAGGCCATGACCCCGTAGCTGGTGACGCGAGCGGTGACGGTCACGTCGGTGTTCGAGAGAGCGGCGATCGAGGCGAGGGTCTGCACGGTGTTCACGGTGTCCGATTCTTTCTTCGGGGCGCGGCGCCCTCGATGCCCCTTCTACGTCGCCAGAACGGGCGACCTTACGCCGCCGTGCCGATTTCATTTCGGCGCGTAGACGCTGGCCTCGCGCCCGCGAAGGCCCACGCCCTTGCTCCGCTCCAGAAGCCCGCAGCGCACGGCAGTTTCCATCGCGTTGTGCACCACGAGCCGCTGGCGCTTCTCGACCAAGTCGTCGAGCCCGCGGAGGCGCATCCCGCCGATCGCACCGTCGCGCAGGTACTCCGCGACGAGCGTTGCGGTGAGGCTCGGCTCGGGCGCCCGCGCGTTGAACTTGCGGCGCTCGCGCCACGCGGCGTAGATCGCCGTCACTTCGGCGACCACAACGGTAACGGCGTCGTCGGAGTAGATCATGTTCCCGGCCCCTTCAACGCCGCGAGTCGTATCAGATGGTCGCGCCACGGAGCGACGCGATCTCGGCTCGCAGGGCATCTTCGGTGTGCTTGGCGACGGTGAGGTTCTCGTTCAGAGCCGCGATCATGGCCCGGTAAACCTCGATCGAGGTTTTCGCCAAACCGAGTTCGTGCTTGACCTTCGCGGAGTCGGCGAGTGCCTCTTGATGAAGGCGAAGCGCCTCCGTGAGTTCGGCGACTTGAGCGGCGAGTTCGGCGGGCGACGTGTTCGTCATGGTGCCCACTCTTACGTCCGCCGCCCGCCGCTTCTTTACGCTGCCCCGCCGATTGCTCTCGCGGTGCTTGAAAACAAGCCTTCGCGAGAAATGCGAGGCGCCGCGTAAAGAACTCGACGCCCGCCGACGTAAGAGTCGCCATGAAGTCGCCGAAGCCGCTCACGCCCATCGCCATCGCCCGCATCGCCTTCCCGTCGTGGGGCGGTCGCAAGTGCTCCGTGTCCGAGAAGTCGGTCGTTCACCTCGACGGCACCTTCTGGGACGGCGGGAGCCGCACGGAGTACGTCGCGGTCAACCTCTCGACGGGCGAGGTGTGCGGGCTTCCCGAGTCGGTGAAAACGCCCCGCGAGATGGGCGGGGCGGCGCTCGACAACCTCACCGCGGTCCCGATCGGGTACGCCCTCGTGGCGCACTCGATCTACTGCGGCAAGGACGTGGGCTGCGTCGTGACCTTCGGAGCGCCGTCGGCCCTCGCGACAGGCGAGACGCGCCGCGCCCTCGACGCGGGGGTGTGAGCGTGTTGTACCCCGACTTCGGCATCTACGCCGAGGCCATCGATCGCAAGATCCGCGAGCGCAACGCGGAGCGGCACGCCGCGTGGTGCCGCCGCGTCTGCGCGGGCATCGACGCTGCGCGACGGGCGCCCGTCACCGCGGCAGAACTCCGCGAGCGAACCGAGCGGCGACACCGAGGCGACCGCAACGGCCTAGCAAGCAGCGGAACGGAGACGGTCATAGTGGTCGGTGCAAGCGCGGCGAAACGTTCGCTGCGAGGAGGGTGACAACGTGTGGATCGACGAACGCGGTGATGGAGTGAATACGTGCCTCGACTGCGGGCGCAAGGGACGCGTCGATTGCGGGACGTACGGCAGTGGGATGACGTACTGCGAGGTGCACGGCGTCGAAGGCTTCGACCCGAAGCGCGTGGTGGTCACGAGCGAACTCACCGAGGCCGACGTGAGGGCGAGGATCGAACGTGGCGCCGACGACGTGAGGGGCATCGCGATGCTCAAGGCGAGCATCAACGCGGCGATGAAGGTGAGGGGCCTCAAGCCGGTTGGAACGCACCGCTACCCGAGTGGTCGATGGCTCGCGTCGGTGCAGGGCGACGAGACCGGACACTCGTTGGCTCAGACCGAGCGAGCGACCGAAGTCGAGGCGCTGGTGGCGCTCGCGAACCTCCTCGGCGTGGCGATTGATGCCGCACGGTGCGTGCAGTGACCCCGCCCGCGGACGACTGAGAAACGACTGCGCAGAAGGGAACCGAGCAATCATGGCAAGCGAGCAGCGCAAGAAGAGCGACGAACAGCACGAGACGGTGGCGCGGCGAGTCGGCCTGCCGGGACCGGCGTGGCTCGACGTGGTGGACACGTACAGCGGCGACTACCGCGCCATCGTCGGGCACGTCGCGCCGGTCGTCGGCATGGCGAACAGCAACATCGTGATCGTTCGCGTCGAGAACGGTCGCTACCTCACACGGCGCCGTGAATGCCCGAGCGAGCGAGCCCGCGGGATGCGCAGCGGCGTGGTGATCGACGCGGCGGAGGCCGCGCGCTTCGGGTGGGACGGCGACGTGCGTCTGCGTCGAGCGATCGCTTGCGCGACGACGGAGACGTTCATGCGCAAGGTCGACGACGTGCGCCTCGTGATCGAGAACGGGGAGGGGCGATACTACCCCGGCGAGGTGGGGCATCGTGTGGTGCGCTACAACCTCCGAGTCGTCGCCGTGCCGCTCTACTCCGTCAACGGAAGCGACCCGGTGTGCGTCGAGGCGGCGGCGAAGTTGATCGGGGTGAAGTAAATCGGCGCGGCGCCGTAGAGAACTGGCGAACTCGTGGCGTATGATGCGCACCATGAGCAAGACACCCGATCGCCGCGAGTGCCCCGTGTGCCAGAAGATGATCGCCACGCAGGAGGTAGCGGGGCACAACATCCTCGCGCTTCGCAAGCACGGCGGGACGCTCCGTCGCGCCTCGTGGCAGGAGTCGCTCGGGCGCGGTCCGCAGCAGAAGCGCGACGGTTCCTGCGAGGGGAGCGGTCACCGCGTACCGCGCATCGTCGAGGCGTGGCGCGCGGTGGGCGTCGGGGCTTATCCCTCTCACGCTCCGACGCGCGAAAACGCTTGGCGCGCGGAGGGCGACGCCCTCTGGATCGTGCGCGAGGGCATCAACGGCAACAAGGGCGCGAAGATCCAGCGTTTCGATCTTCTCACGCAGAAGTGGGTCACCGAGCGCACCGTCGGTCGCGTGTAGCGCCGCCGATTGCGCGATAGAACCAGCGCCCTCGCGGCGTATAAGGGTCACCATGAAACTCACGCCTGCGATGCTCAAGGTGCTGCGCTCCATCGAACGCGAGGGAAATCGCGGCAAGTATTACGCGCACCCATCGCTCAACGTAAACGCGAAGAGGGCGTGCCTGAGACGCGGACTTATCCTCCGCGGCCCCGAGAAGATTGGGAGTGATGGCTTCGGCATCGTCAACAGCGAGGGCGTGTGGTTGACCGACGCGGGCCGTGCTGCGCTCGCGTCGGCGCGGTGAGCGTGCCCGTCACACCGAAGATGCTGGCGATGCTGCGGTGGCTCGCGAAGCAACCGAACGGCATCGCTGGTTGCCCCTACCGACTCGGCGCGGCGACCACTGCGAAGGCGTTGACGCGCCGCGGGCTGTTGCACGTCTGGTCCCGCGACCGATGGACAACGTACATCGCACTCACCGAAGCGAGCCGAACGTTGCTCGCGTCAATGGAGACGAAACCATGATTACCGGCAAGTTTTCAGTGACGACCGCAGACGAGGTTCATGCGCTCGCGAAACTCGGGGTCTCCACGGAGAGCCCGCTGTACAAGTGCGAGGCGGTCACGCGCAGCGATGGCTTCTATACCGCCGATCGCGAGCGACGGTTCGTGCACGGCAGTTTCATGACCGTTGTCGGGTTCCGCGAGCGCGGAGGCGCTGCGCAGTTCTACGGGCTGTTCCACGGCACGCAAGCGTGGGTAACGCCGGAGGGTGGATCGTGGAAACTCACGTTCGAGAGCACGTCGCGTTCGTCGTGACCACCGCCTATCGCACCGCGGACGACCCGCGCACGCTCGAAGAGTTGCTCCTCGCGATCGGCGCCCGCGACGGCGCACGCGATGCCATCGCAGCGGTCGCTAGGCGTCTCGGAAGCGACCCCGCGAGGCACCCGACGGCGATCGAGTTTCTGCATACGTGGGGCATCGGCCAGCGGTGGTTCGGTCGCCGCGCGGCCATTTTCGAGAACATCGCGAAGGGCACCGTGCTCGGCGTCGGGACGTTCATCACGATCACGCGAGTGTCGTGGTACAGCGACAATATCACCATGCGCGACGAGTGGGGGACCGACTACCTGTACCGCGTTCCGCGCTGGTGCTACAGGACGCGGTGAATAGCCGACCGCGTGGGCACGTCGGAGGCTCGATGGAAACGAACACAACCGGCGAAACGTCGCCGCTCCTGCGGCAACTGCGCGAAGTGGCCGATAGCGACGAGGCGGGCGGGTCGAAGGCCGACGCGATCAACCTCCGGGTGCTCGCGGACCTTCTCGCGGAGCGCCGCTACGCCGACGCCTACCGCCGCTACCGCTCGCTCGACACGTTCGTTCGCGAAGGCGTGCCCCGCCCGATCGTGACTGCGATGTACGTGCTGAGAGACCACAAGACGCACGATCTCACCGTCGATGCCGTGTGGGCAAAAGTGCGCGCGGGCGAAATCAAATTGCGACTCGCACTGCTCGACGAGGAGGCGGCGGCACTGCGCGCGGAACTCGCCGCACTGGCGGCGACGTGAGCAAGCACGCAACCTGTACCGAGTGCGGCGAGCCGTGCGTGACGAACAGCGTGAAGCGTCGCGACGCCGCGAACGTGAAGCACGACTTCCACGTCGACTGCCTCGCCTTGATGGCGTGGTGGCTCGACGGTCACCACGACAAACCGAGCGAGACGGACCCGGCGTGGGTGGCGTACCGCGAGAAGTTCCGTCGCGCGCTCCGCGACGAAGCCGCCGTGTACGGCACGACGGTGACGCCGTGAGCGAACGTTGCCGTTGACGATCAATCCCTCGAAGTGTAGCGTGTGGAGCACAATGCAATCCAAGAAGCGTACCGTCCGCCGCTCCGTCCGCAACTCGATCGAACCCGCACCCGGCGAGTTCATCGCGCCGCGAACGTTCTACCGCTGGCTCGAAGCGCGCGAGTTCCGTCTCTCGCCCGAAGACTACAACCATTACGAGAACGTTCGCGACGAGGCGGTGATGCTCGCGAAGGCGATCGACGAGTTCCAGCGTAGGCACGAGAGGAACAGCACGGTGCTCTCGCGCGCGGAGGGTGAGGCGCTCGACAACGCGAAGCGCGTGTTCCGAACGATGCTCGTGCCCGCGTCGATGGTGAAGGTCGCCGAGCGGAAGATGCCGGTTGTGCTCCCGAGGAGCCGCTGAGAAAATCGGCAGGGTGCCGTAAGGTCGCCTCGACAGCGGGCGTACAAGGGGCACCATGAAGCGCAACGCCACCGTCTGCCTCACCCGCCCCGAAGACCTTCAGTACCTCGCCCCCGGCGTTACCCCGGCGACCGGCACGCTCCGCACCCTGTACGGGCTGCGCGTGATCGAAACGAAGGGCGGGTCGTACGTGTCCGAAGACCTCCATTTCGAGGCCGTGCGCTTCTATAAGGGACGCGACGGTATCGACTGGAGCGGGTGGATCGTGCGGGAGACGATGGGCAAGGATCACTCCGACCCGATCGCGACGAAGCGCGAGGCGCTCACCGAACTCGTGCGGTGGGCGAAGCAGGACGCCGAGGAGCGCGCCGCGCGCATCGCCGCGTTCCGTCGCTGAGAAAATCAGCGGGGCGCCGTAAGGTCGCCGTCGCCAGCGACGTACAAGGTGGCACTATGAAGAACCAGCGCGTCAATGTCTCCCCCGGCGCCCCGAAGGGCCACGAAGTCTACGGCACCCTCAAGACCGTTCTCGGCGTTCCCGTAATCGAGGTTCACGCTGGCTTCTACGTGTCGCCCGACCTTCGGTTCTCGCTCTACCGTCGCGCCAACGAGCACGCCGAGACGTACGCGCGCGGCAACTGGATGATCGAAGACGCTGCCGATAGTAGTTCGTTCTCTGACCCGATCCCGACGAAGCGCGAAGCGTTCGAGGCGCTTGTCGAGTGGCAAGAATCCGCCGCGAAGCAGGACGCCGTGCGCGAAGCCGAGCGCGCCGCCCGCCGCCGCTGAAAATCGACGCGGCACCGTAAGGTTCGCGTCGCCCACGCCGTAAGAGAAGCACTATGAATCACCCCACCGATTGCCAGTGCAAGGTCTGCCTGTTTCGCCGCGACCGCGGCGTGCGTGTGTGCCCGCCCGCCGACGCGACCGTCGCTCCGTCGGAGCGTGCCTTCGAGCGTGCCGCGCTCGCAGCGCGCGAGGGCGGCGACCCCGAGGTCGCGGAGCGTGAGTTCTACGCCGAGCGGGCGTACCTCCGCTCGCAGGGCGTGCGGGACTAGTCCGTCGGACGATCACCGTAGAAGAGAGTGACCATGAAACGCAACCTCGTGGATTATGCAGATATTCACCTCCCCGACTGCATGATCGAAAAAATCGCAGCGGAGCCTTCGCGCTACGAAGTGCGGGCGCTGAGAGGGTGCATCGAAGTCGCCGAGTTGCCTCGCGCGAAGGGAGCGATCGGCGACTTCTACCACTGCGGCACGAAGATCACGCGTGGTCCTAAGCGCGGTCGCATCATCACCGATAGTGAGGGTGTGCAGCATCGTTTCAAGAATCTCAGCGAGGTGTTTAGGTACATCGCATCGCAAGCCTCGAAGTAGCGCGCCGCACGCGCTGAATACGCGCCTCACGGGCCACGTCACACCGCGCATGGCAAGCATCACTGGCGCGCAGTACGTCGCGCTAAAAACGATCTCTAGCGGCGACGGCCATTCGTTTTTAGTGCCGCGCAGAACGTACGTCGCTCTCAAGAAGCGCGGGCTTGTCGACGGGTACGCGTGGATAAGGGTTAAGTGCAGGATCGTGTACAAGATCACCGAGGCTGGCATCGAGGCGATGTTCGCCTACGCCAGCGCAAACAACCTGCGCGCCATCGAGCGCGCGAACATCCCAACGTGGGCGGTGGCGAAGTGCAACCCCTCGAAATAATCACCGACGATGGCCCAACGATCACCGTCGAGGTTTCCCGCGAGGAGCACGATCAATCGAGCAAGGGTATGCCGATCGCAAGGCTCTCCGTTGCCTGCGGGCAAGCGTCCAGCATGTACTCTACTCATCACGAGACAATCCTCACCGCGCCCGAAGCCGACGCCCTTGCGAGTCGCTTGAGAGAAGTCGCGCGCGAGTTGAGAGCCATCGCCAAGAACAAGCGGAGAGACAAGTGACGCACGAAAAAGAAGCCCGCGACGCGCGAGTCACGGCAACGATCGAAGAGAACATCGCCGCGATGCAGCGGGTGTCGGAGGGCGCTGGCCTCCGCATGGTGCTCGCGGAGTCGCACCTCAACACGGTGGCGCACTACCGCTTGCTCCGCGCGATCGAGCGACGCGAGCGCGAACTGAGGTCGCGGTGAGCCACACCCTCGCCTGCGTTCTCGGTTGTCTCACCGACCACTGCAACCTCACCCGAAACGAACAGCGCGTCGTCGAGCACGCGGCGAACATCGGCGCGAACACGAACGTTCCGGCGAACCTCCCGCAGTTCGCTGCGGCGCCGTACGTCGCGGAGGAACTGCGCGCCGTCGAGCGGTTCGCCGAGTCGGTCGACGTGGTGTGGGATCACGTCAAGCCACACGCGCTGGCGGCGTACAACGCCGCGATGGAGGCGCGATGAAGCCCGAAGAGCTCCGCGCCTTGCAGAACGACCGCGTGTTCGGAGAGTGCCTCGCAACCGGCGTAACCGACGGCATCGCGTGGGAGGTTCGCGAGCGAGTCGAGCGCGCGAAGTGGCTACCGGGGACGAGCAGCGCACGCGGCGGAGAAGTGGTGAAGGACCGTTACCGCGTCACGCTCGCGCTGCCGTGGTCGGAGAACCTGCGCGACGATCTCAAGCAGTGGCAGACGGAGCACTACACGATCGTCGCCGGTCGAGCGATGGATGCGCTGTCAGACGGAGGGCCGGAGCACCCGTCGTACAGGCTGGTAGGCTCGATCGAAGCACGCGCATCCCTCGAATCCGCGGTCGAGTCCGCCCGCGCGTGGTGCCACACCGCCGCGCGGAACGGCTACGTGCCGTAGCCTACCGCCGCCGCGAGCGCGCGGCCTTGCCCGCCCTCGCCGCAGCGCGGGTATTCTTCACGAACTGCTGGCCCGCCTGCGAGCCCGCGCGCTTCTTACGGTTCGTCGCCGCACGCTGCGCCGGGGTGAGCGTGGCCCACGCGGACTGCGGGAGGTAGCGCACGGTGCCGCCCTTGCGGATCGCGGGCTTACCATCACTCGTCGTCCACTTCTCGCCCGTCCACTTGCGCAACGAACGTTGCGCCGCGGTGCGTGCACCGGAGCGGTAGCCGCCGCCCGCAGCGGCGTACTCCGCGGCGACGAGTTGCGCCTTGCGCGCGGACCACTGGCCCGGTTTCCCGCCCTTGCTGCCCGCCATGATGCGTCGCTTGATCGCATCGCGCAGCGACGGGTCGGTGTATGGGGACGGAGCGCCGTTGCGCTCCGAACGTCTTGCTACGGGGTCACGATCGGCGGTCGCCCACGTCAAGCCCGCGTGCGTCGTGATCGGGTAGCGGTTGAACACGAACCTCACGCCGACGCGGTGCGACGGGCCGTACATCGCGAGCAACGCCGCGACGCGGTGGTTACCCTCGCCGACTTGCGCGACGCCCTTGCGGTCAACCTCGATCATCAACGGCACGCGCTGGCCGTACCGGCGCAGTTGCCCCTTGAGCGCGCGGAACTTCGGCGTCGCGCTCCCGTAGCGCAAGAAGTTGCCCGGTCGAACGTCGCGCATCACATCGCCGAGCGTGTAGTGCGCCATCGGCAACAGGTCGCCGTTGTCGTTGAACGGTTGCCGCGCCTGCGCGTTGCCGTTCGCGTAGGCGTCGATCACCTCGCGTATCGTCGGCGGGTCGCTCGCGTCGATGACGTAGTGCTGCGCCCACTCGCTCTTGCCGGTGGGGAGCATCGTCGGGTTGCGGGTGCTGCGGCGCTTCACAAGAAAACCGCCTCGATCACGTCGTTGCGCAGGAGGCGCGCGGTGGTGTACGCCACCCTCACGGCGCCGAGCATCCTCGCCAGTTCGTCGCGCACTTCGGGGCGGCGCAGAAACGTTCGCGCGTCGTCGAGCGGCGTGAGCATCGCCACTGCGAGGTCGTAGAGTTTCGCGTGGTGCTTCTCGCGGAGCACCCGCGCCGCCACGGCGTAGCGGGCGTCGGGCGCACGTCGAGGGCGAGCGTGCTCCGCGGCGGCGTAGGCCCGCGCGAGGCGTGAGAAGTCGGGCGGCGGGCGGGGCATCAGAGGTTGAGAATCCAGCGCCCGTTGACGCGGCGCCATTGCACGATCACGAAGCCGTCGGGGCGAACACGGGAGAGGTACGCCTCGCGGAATTCACGCCCACCGTCGCGGTAGACTTCTCGCAGGATAGTGCTTGCCATGCGCTTCGCAGCGGTTTCCCCGCGGACTCCGAGAATCGGCTGCGGTTCGGTTTGACGCGCCCCGACGACACGAACGTCGAGCGACCATGCGGTGCCGTTTGGCGCTGATCGGCGACCATTGTCGCGACTCACGCGCGGTGTGCCGACGAGGATCTTGACGTGAGGGTGCCCACCGATGGAACGGGTGTACCACCCGAACGTTCCGGGGAACTCGCCGTCCGGGTGCGCTCCGTGCCACTGGACTCGCTTGCCAAGCACTCTCTCAACGGTGGCATGGTCGGTGACGACCGGGGACTTGGCCTTGAGCGCCAGTGCAGCAATCGCCCCCGAAACCTCGCCGTATTGTCCGGGCTGGCGATACCAGTCCATCGTTTTCTGCTTCATGCTGGCGCGGGCGAGGTCGGAACCATCGGTCGCGATTGCGACGCACTTCACGCCGAACGGCGTCGTCTTGGAAATACGGACGGCCCTCAGTCGGTCGCCGGACAGAAGCAGTTCCACCGCGTCGTACTCGTCGTCGCAGAGGTCGGAGGCGGATCTGAACGTCGCATTGCCTCCGATGCCACGATACGAGGAGTCGAGCATCGCGATGGCTTCGCTCGCCAAGAATGGGTCACAGAGGGTGCCCTTGCGTGCGTTTACCCACTCTGCATCCGCGACGGCAGCGTCGGGATTCCTTCGCGACCGCCGAACGTTGTACCGCTCCAGTCGCGCACTCACTTCGACACCACGGCGAGCAAGTCGTGCCCGATGCTCTTCTTGCTCGCGGTGTAGGTGACCTTCTTCGCCCCCATGAACTTCGCCACCGCAGCGCGGGTCGCCGCAGCGCGGACGAACTTGCGAGCGTCGGCGCGCTTCATCTTGATCGCGAACGCCACGTCGGCGAGGTTCGCCGGTTGACGTTCGCGGAGCACGGTCGCGATTGCGACGATGCGCGGGTCGAGCGGGGGAGCCTCCCGTGCCTCGCGCGCGAGGGCCTTCACCGCCCGCGTGTCGGCCTTGTAGCCCTTGCGACGGGTTGCGCTGCGCTCCTCGCGCTTGCCGCGCGCCGTGAGGCTGCGAGAGCCCTTCTTGAGTGCCCCACGCTTCTGCGCCTGCGCGGTGCAGATCGCGACGGCGCCCGAGAGCGCGCCACGGGGGCCGCGATCCTTGAGGCGCGGGGCGACGTGCGCCACGCAGCGGTCGACGATCGCGGGGAGGGTGCGACCGGGGTTGCGGACGCTCTCGCGCGTCGGGCGCCACCCGCGGAGGTCGTCGGGCTGCGTCGCCGGGGCTTCGAGTTCCGCGACGGCGCCCTGCGCTTGCGGGAGCAGGTTGTGGCGGGACACCTCGCGCCCGTCACGGAACAGTACGAACGAACCGACCGTCCGCGAACCGACACGTCGGAGTTCGAGTCCGATCGACCACGGGAGCGAGAACCACCAGCGGTCCCCGACTTGACGCCACGTACGTTGCATACGGCGATTGTACCGTATCGTCGCTGGCGGTGTCACGGGGCGATTGCGATTCCCGGCACGTTCGGGTAGCGTCGCGGGATGAAAACGATTTCCGGGGCGCACGTCGCCTACGATACGGGGCACGACTGGGGCAAGAAGATGGCGAGCGTGGCAACGGTTCGCATCGGCGCTTGCGCCGACGAAGCCGCCGACGCGATCATCGCTGGCGACAAGCGGATGCGCGATGTCGAATGGCACCCGCTGCGCAAGGTGTCGCGCGAGTTCGTCGCGGACTACCAGCGTGGCTTCGACGACGCCGTTCGCGAGGGCGCGGCGAAGATCGTCGAGATGCAGAAGAGGCTGTACCGCGACTCGTCGATCCCGCTCTGCGGTGCCAGCGGTGCGGCGAAGCCTCGCGCGAAGAAGGTCGCCGCGAAGCGCGCTCCAGCGAAGAAGCCCGCGAAGGCCAAGCGTCGCGTCGCCAAGAAGGCGGCACCGAAGCGCGCGTCGGCGAAGAAGGCCACCGCGAAGCGCGCGAGCGTCAAGCGCCCCGCGGCGAAGAAGAGGGCCGCGCCGAAGCGGCGTACGAAGGCCAAGCGCACCACGCGCAAGGCGAAGCGCAAGTAAACGTTCACGTCACCAGAAGGTAGGCCCACCATGCGAAAACTCCCCCTCTGTCCCGCGCCCACGCAAGACACGATCCTCAACCTCGCCAACCGTCAACACGCGATCGACTCCGCGCACTACGGACCGGCGAACCCGCGGCTGGAGAACGCCGGTTTCTGGGCGTCGCTCGCGAGCCGATGGGGCGCCACCCCCGCGGAGGCGCGCACGATGCTCTGCGGCAACTGCGCTGCGTTCGATATCACTCCGCAGATGCTCGACTGCATCAAGGAGGGGCTGGCGATGGGCAACGGCCTCGACGCCGACGAGGTGATCGTGAGGGCCGAACTCGGGTACTGCCGGATGTTCAACTTCAAGTGCGCGGCGAGTCGGACGTGCAGCGCGTGGATCGTCGGCGGTCCCATCGCTTGACCGGGCCGGTCACCCGTCGAGAGTCGCCGCGAGTCCGCGCAGAAGTCGCGCAGCGACGGCCTTGTCGCCGCGCTCGATCGCAGCGCGAACGCTCGCGAACACCGACTCGTGGTCGACGGCGGGTCGCGCGATGGGCGCGTCGCTGGCGGCGACGTTCGTAGCGGGCGAGAGCATCGAGTAGGGCACCCGCCACTCGGCGCCGACGAACGACCCGCGACCGTCTCCGCGCGACTCCAGCGTCCGCACTACGGCCTTCGTGGGGTTCTTGCGGATCACTTCGCCGAGCGTCTTCTCGCCGTTCTCGCGACCGAAGAATACATGCATTCCGACCCTGCATTGTTCGTGGTTCATGCCACCTCATACGCCGCTCGCAGCGCCGTTCTAACGCCGCCACCGATTTTCTCCCGCGCCGTGAAGAATCGCCGCGCTGGCGGCGTAGAAGGCGCATGAACATCGAGACCGTAGACCCGGACGAGTTCGCCGCGCTCGAACGGAGCGTGCAGGCGATCGAACTGGTGCTCAAGTACACGCACGTCGGCGCGCTGGAGTGGGCCACGAAGTACCTCGAAGCGCGCAGGGACACCGCCGTGCTCTCGCGCGAGGAACTCGACGCGCACCCGTACGCAGCGATCATGCGCTGGGCGGCGAAGCCCGCGTTCTGCAAGCCGCCGTCGGTCAGCCCTGCGGACTACTTCGAGTCTCAGGCGTTCTCTCGATATCCAGCGCGAGAGTCGGCGAAGTTCGCGCGCTCCCTCGCGTTCCTGACGTGGCAGGATTTCGGAGCCTCCGAGTGACCTCCGGCGACGTTCTGGTGAAGGTGTGCGCCGTGCTCCGCGAGCGGTTTCCGGGGTGCGAGGCGCACGGCGACGTAGAGCACGACGCGGAGAAGGCGCAGTGGGACGCGTGGGTGGTGGTGACGGGCAGGAGCGGTGCTCAGGTATCGCGCCACTCCGCCAGCGCGAAGGTAAAGGGCCACGCGGCGGGAGCACTCGCCCGCGCGCTCGGCATCGAGTTCGGTGAGGACAGAAGATGAAGTGGCATGAATTCAAGCTCGGTGACCGCACGCTCGCCTTCGCGTGGGACGGCTACCGCGTCGAGAGTTACCGAGGCACCGCGGCACTCGTCGAGTCCGACGAACCGTACGTTCGCGAGAACGCGAAGCGCAGTTTCGACGGGTACGCGCCCGAACTTCTCGCGCGTGATCTCAGGGCGCTCGCCACCCCCATCTGCGATGCGGTCGGCGCGTCGCCGGAGTACCGCGCCGCTGTTCTGGCGACGATCGAAGCGGACGCGGAGTACGACCGCAAGGTTGTGTCGCGCGAACCGACACCCGAAGAGGCCGCGGTGATCGCGAAACTCCTGCCGGTTCTCGCGGCGCTCGCGAGCAACGACGACGTTCGCGTGATCGTGCGCGTCGATCACAACTGCAACCCTCCGCTCGAATCGTGGTGTGTCATGGAGCTCGACAAGGGCGAGTGGGTCGGGATGCGTACGACCTACGGGGGCTGCGTGTTGGGGTGCGACACGCTCGAAGAGTTCGCGGACGAAGTAGCGCAGGAACTCCAGTTCGACGCCGAGCGCGCCGTGATGGATGCGAACGACGCTCGCGCTACGCTGGCGAAGGTGCAGCAACACGCCAGCGACGCGACGATGCGTGCGGAGCGTCTCGCCGCCGCGAGCGCCGTGGTGAAGGGGTGGGGAACGTGAGGCACGACGACGGAGCGTTGGCGGAGGGCGACGAACGCTGCGACGAGTGCGGGCACGATCGGTGCGCTTGCGGCGACGACCGCGACGATGAAGACAACTGCGACGAGTGCGCGATGTACGGCGACTATCAATGCTCGCGCCACGCGGAGGGGACGATCGCGATGATGCGCGAGCAACACGAAAACTTCGCCACGCGAGAGGCGCTCGCGTCGCTCCTCGGAATGCCCGACGCGTGGCACGGCGCCGCGTGGCTGCGCCTGCGGGCTGCGGCGACCGACGTGCTCGCCGAAATGGAGGCGTGCGGTGGGTAGCGCAGGTTCGCCATATCGCACCGCCGACGTGGTGCAGCCGCCGCCTCCGCCGAAGCGGTGGTACGCGCGCCAGTTTGGCCCGTACGGCGTATTCAATATCCCCGTCGGGGTTGCCATCGGAGCGACGATCGGAGCGATCGCGCGTCACGCGGGCATCCTCGACTGGCGCGTCTACGTCGTCGGTGCCCCGCTGGTGCTTCTGTTCTGGTGGCGTAGGGCCGCGGAGAAGCCAGCCGACGGCGTGCTCTCGCGCTGGATTCCCGTGCGCTGGCCGTGGGGCGTCTAGCGCGCTCGACGCCGCGCGCGAGAAGTACCGATCGAACATCGGCGGTTGTGTTTTCGTCGCGCAGTGAAGAACAGCGCGTCCGTCACGTTCAAGGTCTACACGCTCGACGTGTGGGGCAACGCGAGGGACGGTTACGAAGTCAACGACCGATCGTACACCGGGAGCAAGGTGACCCTCGCCGAGAGCGGCACCGCGGGTGACATTCTCCGCGCGCTCAAGGACGAGGGTCTCGTCAAGAAGACTGCGCGCGTGGCGCAGATGGACATCGACGATTCCAACTGGCCCTACGCGGTCTATGTCAACGCCGCGAAGACCAGCAAGCCCGTCTTCGAGCTCGAAGCGGTCTAGCGCGAGCGACGCCGCGCACGGTTCCCGTTCGGGAGTGGCGCGAGGCGATCGTGCAGCCGCTCGCCAGCCATCCGCGGGATCGTCCTGCCGTACTCCGAACGCAGCGTGCCGCGCGAGAAGTCGCGATCGAAGGCCGACGCCGACGGGTCGCGGTGTGTCGCCGCAACCTCACGCGCGAGGCGACTCCCGAGACGGAGCACGTAGCCCGCATCGACGAGCACAAGGCCACGATCGCGCGTGACGATGTAGGAATCGTCCTTGTACTCCGGTGCCGACCACCCGTACTGGCGCATCACGCGCCCGATCATGCGGTGCAGATTCCACCGTTTATCGTCGAGACCCCACGTTCGCACCTTCTCGCGATCCTGCGCTTGCACGCACTCGCGCTCGATCACTCCGAGCGTCGGGTGCCACGCGCGGAACTTCGCGACGTGACTGCGCAGCGTCGGGTCGGCGCTGGCGACGGAGAGCCACTCCGCTTCGTCGGCGAGCGACGCGAACGTGTCCCGCGAGCGGGCGACCTTGTAGCCTCGCTTGCGGGCGTCGCAGAACACGATGCCGTTCGCTCCCGCTCCGAGGTAGCGCAGAGGCGCCCGCGCGCCCGCACGGAGCGCCCGGTCGGCGGCGTCGGGCAGTTCGTCGGCGAGTCCGCCGTAGCGGTCGGCGGCGTACGCCACGTCGTCGGCGTTCGAGAAGAGGGGGAGGGCGTCGGCGAGGCTGTTGCGGTGGGAGCGGCGCATGGCTGCGAGGATACACCCTCGCGCGGCGAGCGTTGCTAGTTGCCTAGCGGCAAATGCTCGCGTAGCGTACGGATGCGATGGCTAGAGCGAAGAACGTACTCCGAAGGTCTATACGAAACACGGCAGTCGGCAGGATGCCGAAGTGGATCGACCGCGCGAAGAAGGTGCCTTATCCCGCTCGCTTGTGGGGCGATCCGCTCTACGACCGCGCCATCGCGCACGCGCGAACGACGCCTTACATCCTGTGGAATCGCTTCGTCGAGTTCCTTCTTGCCTCCGACCGAACCGAGGTCGAAGAGTGGATCGCGGAGCGCGAGGCCGAGTCGTCGAAGCGTTCGGGGTACGACCTTGCCGCCGCCGAAGCCGAGCGATGGGAGTCGCAAGCGTTCGAGGTTCCGCCGAAGCCGAAGGGCGGGCACCGTGGGAAGTTCACGGGCGCTCTCGTGTGGATGTACCACGGAACGTCGACCGCGCTCCTCCGCGATATCAAACGCAACGGTCTCCAGACCGATGCACCGAAACGTACGTGGTCGAGCACGACGCGCGGTTGGGTGTACCTCACGCGCGCACCGAGCGGCGGACCGGGCGGTGCGTGGGACTACGCGCTCAAGGCCGCGCGCGAGCACGGGGGCGACCCTATCGTGCTCCGCGTGATCGTTCCGTGGGACGATCTATCGCCCGACCTCGACGACCGCGATATCTCGGCTGGTGCGCACCAGTACCGCATGAGGTACGGCGTGCCGCCGTCGGCGATCTTCGAGGTAGGCGGCGACCGTGCGCGCGGAACGATCGGGCCGGAATACATCGAAGCGTTCAAGTTGTGGAGCAATCCGAAACCACGAACGCCGGGGAAGTGGTTCGGCCGCTGAAGAACGGCGCCACCAGCGTCGTATAACCAGCATGATCGACGACGTTGTTTTCAAGGGCGAAGGCGTCACCGTTCGGCGTGGCGACGTGGCGTGGTCGTCGAAGGATGGCCGCTTCATCGCTGCGCGTGTCGGACTCCGCGAAGTCGGGCGCACGTTCCGCATGGCCGCAGCGTACACCGTGATCGACACCGTCGAGCGATCCGTGCTGTACCCGTGGCACGACAAGCGAGAGGCGATTGCGGACGCGAAGAACCTCGCATCCAAGGCGTCGCGGTGAGCGACCGCGCCGTGACCCCCGCCACCACCTACGCCGCGATCGTCGGTGCCGCCGTCGCGCGGCTCCGCGACCGTCACGGCGCTACGCAAGCGGACTGCGCTGCGGCGATGGAACTAGCGCCGAGTACGTGGTCGCGCATCGAGCACGGCACGTCCGCCCTTACGATCGACCAACTCGCCCGCTTCGCCGTGTACGTTCGCTGCGCGCCTGCGGACGTTCTCGCACTGGCCGACGATCGCCGCGCTGCGATCGAGGCGCGGGGCGTCGCCGTTCTGCTCGACCGACGCTCCGCGACCGAGGCGATGGCGCGTGGCTACGCGCTGGTGAGCGCGGGCACCCTCGCAGAATTCTTCGCCGCCACGTAAAGAATCGGTCGCCCCGCGACGTAGAAGGGGCATGGAACTCGAACTCCCCTTCGCGGAGGGGCCGAACGGCGACCTCTGGTTCATCGGCTACCGCGAGTCGTGCGGGCGCGAGCCCGTCGCGGCGCCAGTAGAGCCGACGCTCCCGCCGCCCCGCATCGCGATGGCGCGCGTTTCGTCACCCGTCGATGCGAACGGTTCGCCCGTCCGCGAGGAGGCATCGTGGGCATAGACACCTCCGCGTGGGTCACCTACGGGATCATCGTCGACACCGAAGACCTCCCGCCCGCCGTGATCCGACAACTCGTGGCGGCGTTCTCGCTCGACGTGGAACCGCCCGACGATGGCGACGACGACGATACGCAGGGCAGCGAACACACCCGGTGGTGGCGCTCCGTGCTCAGTCGCGTCATGAACGGGATCGACAGACGGTTGTGGCGCCGCGGGCTCACCGTCGAGTGGTGCGGCAGCGACGTTGACGTGCGGTGGGTGATCGGGCGCGAAGCGGCGCACGCGACGGGCGATGGCGACGGCGGCGGGCTCGCAACGACTACTCCCGAGAGGGTCGCAGCCGCGATGCGGTTCTCGAAGCGGCAGCGCGCCACGATCGAGCAACTGCGGCGCATCATCCCCGGTGCGAGCAAGCCGCGCCTCGTGATCGGCGTGATGCGGTGGCAGTGATGGTGAACGTGGCACCTAGAACCGAACGTCCGCGCGCTGCGTTCGCCCCGGAGCGCCCGAACCGACTCGGCGTGTTCCGCGCGCTCACCGACCGCGAGCGCCGCCCCCGTTAGCGTCATGACGGTCCGTCTCAGTGATCTTCCGGGCGAGGCGTGGGTTTCGGAGGGCAGAGAGTTTTGCCGTCGCGTCGAGTCCGAGGGGGCCGTTTCTTCGTAAGAACTCCGCGCCGGGTGGCGTAGAATCGGTTGACATCACAACACGATGCCGCGTAATCGTTGTACGAGGTAACCACTATGCGAACAATGCTCGTCACAACTGCACTCAACTATCCCAAAGGCATGAAGCCGGTCCGCTCGCCTCTCCTGATCGACTCTCGATACAGGATGATGGGATTGTTCGGTAACCCGGTGGTTCGTCTACAGTCGGGCCTCGGGTGGGGAGGAAAAACCGGCAGTTACCGTCTGTACAACGAGTCGGAGAAGTACGGGGCGATCGCGAAAAATTCTGACGAATTCTTCGCCCTTGACCCGGTACTCGTCGAAGTCGGCCCTGCCGTCATGAGCGATATGATCGATAGTCTGCGAGGCGTCTACGACAACCTCGAAGTCGGTGCGTATCGCATGGATCGAGACGTTTTCATCCAGAACGCTAGCAGGTTTGCTCTCTTCACTGGAACGGACACGGTGAAGCACGGGCGAACCGAAGCATCGCTCAGGCGCGCGTGGGAATCACTGACCAGCGCAGTGCGCCGCTTCGGCGAAGCGAACGGCATCGACGTCGACCCCGAGTAGCCATCTTCTCAGGAGAGCGGCATGAAGTTCGAGATCGCGAACAGCACCGTGATGAGCGGTTCAAGAACGCACCAATTCTGCACAGCATGGCGCATATTCGCCACAACGCATGACGGCGAACGGTTCTATCACGACTATCAATGGCTCTCCAGACCTCGGCGACGATACACGCAGTCTGGATATATGCCTCCTCCAGAGCAGGCGATTCGCCTAGTAGAGCGGATGAAAAATGCGAACCTTCAGACGCTCGGAACACACTGGAGGCGCGTACTGCGTTAGCGACTGGCGCCAACGTCCGATGCGATCACAAATCGGCGCCTCCCCCGTTAGATCGCCGCGCCGTGAGGCGTATGAGAGGCATGAGACCGACGACGCGCAAGCAGGTTGCCGAGCAGAACTATGCCCGCTGGGGGTTCGCCCTTATGCTCCATCACAAGCGATCCGAAGGCGTGTTCCGCATCGTCTTTGCCGAAAAAATGACGGTTGTCGTAACCGTCGGCGAAGGGGCTACGTGGGCCGATGCGTTCGCCGCCGCGGAGGCCGTTCGTGAGCAAGTCGAGCGACGCGCTGGCGCAACGCTTCTCGCTCGCAAGCAGGCGTATTGCGACGCCGAAGTCGCCGCGGGGCGTGAACCGGACTGCCAGTGGCAAACGGTCTCGGTAGCGGAACTCACCGCCGCGGGCGCCGTCTCGTTTTCGAGTTAGATCGCCACGCCGGGTGGCGTAGGATGCTCGCCATGAAACACCCGAAACTCACACCCGCGCAGCGCGCCGCCCTCGCCCACGTCGTCAAGGCGTGGGACGCCGCGAACGCTCGCGAAATCGCCCGGTGGGGCGAGGGTCTCCGCTCCGGGGTGAGCGTCACCACGGGCGCTCACGGTGACGTGCGAGACGTTCGCACGCTGCACGCGATCCACGCGCTCGGGTTGATCGAACTGGCGGCGCGCACGCAGTCGGACAATCAACTCAACCGCGGCGCGTTCGGGCGCTGGATCGGCGGGTCGCACGACGTGTCGTACACAACGTTCACGGCGAAACCGACTGTGCTCGGGCGGGCCGTGGCAAGGGGATCATAGACTATGAGCATCACGATCGAGTTCGACGGTGAGCACTTCAACTTCTACCTCGACGGTGGGCGAGAAGCGGGGCCTGCGCTCCCGCTCAAGCGCGCGGGTCGCTACCCCTCGATGGGGTGGGATATCGACAACTACTGGGCCATCGACGCCAACGATCAAACGTGGATGGACAACGGCGGTCACGGCACGGGCATGCAGAGGTGCAGTCTCCCGCAACTTCTCGACTCGATGGAGTCCGAGAGCGATGGCGGCAGCGATGAACTCCGCCGATCGCTCGGCATGAAGCCGCGGTTGCCGGAGTGGATCAAAACCGCGCTCAGGGCGGGGTGGACGCCGCCCGCGACGTTCGATCGCGGCGCGTACGACGAAGGGTGAGGCCGAGGGTGCTCGGGCGGGCCGTGGCGAGGGAACTGCGACTGGTGGGGTGAGGGCGCGATGCGCGCCTCAGAGGTTGTCGCGGCGGTGCGAGCGTGCGGCGAGAACGGCCTGCTCGGGTGTGCGGAAGAGGTAATCCTTCGCACCGCGCGAAGGGTCCGCGTACTTCCCGTTGCGGCCTACGAAGTCTTGGTAGACTCCGTGGTTCACGCGAAGAACGTAGCCCGCGTGATCGTTCTTGCGCGCGACGCGCGATACGGGTTCGATCTCGTAGGAGCGGTCCTCGGACACTCTCAGTCCGTACGACCCGCCGCGGTACGCTTGCCACCCCGACAAGTCGGGGACCGATGCTGCGCGCGCGGCCTCGCGACGCCGCACGCTGTCGGCGCTGAAATACTCGTTGAGTTCGGCGACTTCGGACGGGCTGTAATAGCCGTTGCGGACGGAGGCGCGCTTCGCAGGGCGACGGCACGCTGCGAGCGACTTGCCTGCCGACGCCGTGCGCTTCTTCGGGAGCGCCTTCGCGCGGCGCTTGCACGCCAACTTCGACGGACGCTTCCTCGTAGACTTCTTCTTGGTTGCCATACGTGTGACGCTACACGAACGCCCGCAGAACGCAACCGTCGAGCGCGGGCGCGCGCTACTCCGCGGCGGGCTTGCGCTTGAGCATGGGGACGCGCGCGGCGGACTCACGCGCCGCCTCTTGCCCCGTGCGAACGTAGCGCCCCGTCGTCTCGACGGACTCGTGCCCCGCGATGCGCTGCACCGTCACGATGTTCTCCCCGGCGAGGAGCATTTCGGTGATGCGCGTGCGGCGGGCATCGTGCGGACTGATATCGCGAACGTTCGCCTTCTCGGCGATGGCGCAGAGCACGCGGTAGACGCCCGACGACGTGAGGTGCGTCACCGCGCCGTTCGCGCGCTTCACCTCGCCCTCTAAAGTGAACGCCACGAGCAACGGGGCGCCGTTCCCGTCGCTCGTGCCGCGACGCACGAGCCACGCCTTCACCATCGTCACCGCGTCGGGAGAGAGCGGCACGAGGCGTTCCTTCGCGCCCTTGCCCCGCACGCGCACTTCGCCATGCGCCGCGTCGAAGTCGCCGATGCGCACCTTCGAGACCTCGCGACGGCGCAGCCCGCCACCGAACAGAAGCGCGAGCAGCGCGTGGTTGCGCAACCCCATCACCGACGTGTCGCACGCCGACACGAGGGCGCGAACCTCGTCGTCTTCGATCGAACGTCCCGCGAGCAACTCGTCGCGGATCTTGAGCCCCTTCACCTTCTCGACGCGGCGGGCATCGTCGGGCGGGATCAACCCGAGGTTCTCGGCTTCGTCGATCACGCCCTTCACCGCACTGAGGTACTGGTTGATGGTGCGAGGCTTGAGCCCCGCCTGCGCCCACTGCGAGCGCAGCCGTGCGACGTGCTGGTAGCGGAGCATATGCCACGGGAGTTGATCGTACGGAACGTCGTCGGCGCCCATCCACGAAGCGATCACGGCGCCGACGCGCTTGAGCACGCGCGCCATCGTCTTCGCGGACGTCTCGCCCGTGAGGCGCCCCAGGTACAGGAGCATGGGGTTTCGATCGTTCGGCAGGCGACGCTTGAGCGGCACCAGCGCGTGATCGTCGGCGGGGGTGGGGTCTGCGTCGAGAACGACGATTTCTGACAACGATTCCTCATTCATGGGCGAACCGTAGCACATGAACCTTACACGCGCGACAATTAGTATTGTAGGTCGTGTCAATCGCGGCACACGGGAACCGGCGTTGACAATTGAGAAGCGAAAGCGCACTATTGCCCGCGATGGACGACGAACCGACGAAACGACCGGGCAAACGTGGCAACCCCCGTGTGTTCGCCCGCGTGCCCCCCGGCATCTACGCGAGCATCACCGAGATGCGGCGGGAGTACCACACGCCCGACGGCAAGGAGGCGCGGATCACCGACATCGTGCTCGCGTTTCTTGTCGACGGCGCCCCGCTGCTCGACCGGGCGCTGCGCGAGCGGTGGCGTGCGCTCGCTACGTCACGCGGCGAGACGATGGCGGCGACGCTGCGCGAAGTGATGCTCGCGGGCATGGGCGCCCTCGGGGGCAAGAAGTGACGCGCGCGATCGTTCTCGCGGTGGCGATGATCGCGTGCGCTCCGATGCGTGCGGCGTACCCGACGGCGCCGTGCGGGTGCTCGCCCGACGACGTGTGCGTGGTGGTGAACGGCGGCGCGCACTGCGCCTCGCGGGAGGCGTTCCGGTGAGCGACGATACGGCTTCGTAAAGCGAGCCTCACTACGCCGTCGGCGCGCGGGCCGTTGTTCAGGCGACGGCGCCGAAACTTAGCGAGCGCGCCCGTAAAGAAGGCCAGCGGAGAAAACCGACGGGCAGCGTAAAGAACTGCGACGTGACTGGCGTAGAAGGCTCGCTATGAACATCGAAACCTGCCGCGAACG